TTCCTACAAGCATCATCCCTACTGTTCCGGTAGGAAATATAGACAGAAGCCCGGTTCGCCGGGCTTTTTTCTTGTCGGGCTTGTCTGTCTCCATGCGCCACCCGGCGCAACTCCGGCCCGGCTGCCCACAAGGTGGTCGGGTTCTTTTTAGGCGCTGCCATGCTCGACAAACCAGATTTTAGCTATCTCCCCTCCCAACTTGACCCAGCCGTCGAGTTTCGCACCCAGGTGTTCAGGCAGTTTCACGCGGGATCGGAGCGCATGGCCAAGCTGGAGCAGGCAACAGAACATAATTCGCAGGCGCTCGACGCTGCGACGAAGGAAATTCAGGCGCAGCGCGAAGACACGGCAGAAATGATCGAACTCTTCAAGGCCATGAAGGGCGGCTTCAAGGTATTGGGCTGGCTGGGCCTGCTGGCCAAGTGGGCGGTTGCCATTTCTGCCGGCGTCGGCCTGTTGATGAAGCTCACCGGCTGGTCCTGGCCGGGGAGGTGACGATGAAAGCCGTCATCACCGCCGTCGGCCGCGTGCGTCGCGAAGTGTTCAAGCGCTTCAAGATCCTGCTGCTGTTCGCGTTTCCCTTTGCCGACCAGATCACCGGCGCCATCGCCAGCAACCTGCCGATCGTCTCTCCTTTCATTCCCGAGAACATCTACAAATGGGTCGGCCCGCTCGTGGTTCTCGCTGCCGTGTTGCGTGATGTCTACAAGAGCCGCCAGGAGAAAAAGCGTGGGCGCTGATTGCCTAAACCGAATCCCAGCGCTTGCCATCGCGGATCAGGTAGATCAGCGATTCGGAAACATCGGCCACGATGGCAAGCGCATGTGGAGTGACGCCTTGAGCAAGAAGTTTGCGGATGTACACCACGCGCTTGCTTGTCAGCTTGGCGTTCGGCTGTTTCTCGCCTCGCAAATCAACCAAGCCAGTCTCCCATGCATGCTGAGTGTTGCGGGCAAGGCTGACCCATTCCAAATTCTCGGCACGGTTGTCGTGCTTTATGCCGTTTATGTGGTTTACGCAAAGTTCATCTGCATACCCATCGCACCAAGCCAGCGCCACCAGCCTGTGAACGGCTTGTCGCGTGCGCTTCCCGCTGTTGCGTATGTCGATTTCCAAATAGCCGCCTTTCGTCTTCGATGGAGAAATGGCGGATTCCTTTCTGGTGTACTCAAAGGTTTGAGCTTTGCCATCCCGAGTGCGGGTGTATGTGGATTGACGCCCTGGAAGCTTAATGGTTCCCATCGAGCCAACAAGCAAGTCCACGCCTTTGAACGTCATTTCTCGAAACTGTTCCATAAATGCCCTTGCGGTGGTATTGGAGTCATTATTATGGATGGGCAAAGATAATGGAGCAAGTAAAAAAACCAACCCGCAAAGCGGCTGCGCTCGCAATTGCTGTTGCCATCGCAGCGCCAGCGGAAGGGCTGAGGCAGAAAGCATATTTCTGTCCAGCAGGAATTTTAACCGTGTGTTTTGGATCGACCGGCGCGCACGTTCAGAAGGGCAAGACCTACAGCATCGAGGAATGCAAGGCGCTGCTCAACGCCGACATGCTCAAGGCCATCGACACCGTCGAGCGCTGCAACCCGGGCCTGCCCGAGCCGGTGCTGGCCGCCTTTGCCGACGCCGTCTTCAACATGGGACCGACGATCGCCTGCAACCGCGACGCCTCGACGGCCGCGCGCTACCTGGCAACGGGCAACCTGAAGCTGGCCTGCAACCAATTGCCAAGATGGAACAAGAGCCGCGTGGCCGGCGTGATGATCCCGCTGCCGGGCTTGACCACGCGCCGCGCCAATGAACAAACCCTCTGCCTGACAGGTGCCGCATGATCGTCAAAACCATCGCCACGAGCGCCCGCACTTCGCCGCTCGGCATTCTGCTCAACCCCACGTTCTGGATCGTCATCTGCGTCTGGACTGCGCTGACGGCCATCTATTGCGTCGACGTGGGCGCCGAGCGCGAACGCTTCAAGCAGCAGGCCAACACCATCGAGCAACTGAAAGACCAAGCCGACGCCGCTGCCAAGGTGCTGCAGCGCGAGCGCGACCTGCGCACGGAAGACCGCACCGAATTCGCCAGATTCAAGGAGGAATCGACCCATGCAAAAGAACATGACGACCAGCTTATTGCTGACCTGCGCAGCGATAATCGCCGGCTGCGCGTCCCAATCCGCCGCCCTGCAGCGCCTTCCGCGGATGGAAGTGGATCCGTTGCCGCAGGAACTGGCGGCGAAGGATACGCCGAACTTAGTGCGGACGCTGGAATCTTCCTGGTCGACCTCCTCCACCGCGGCGACGAAGCAATCCGCAAGCACGGCGAAGTAGTCGACCGCTACGAGCGCCTGCGCATCGCTTGCACGGCGCCCATCGAATAATGACCGACCGCTGCTACTTCATCCTGGAGAGCGGCGGTCTTGAATTCCACGTAATACGTTACCAACCCGACAACACGGAAAACTCCATGACCAGCACCACCGACAAGCCAGCCGCACCGAAAGGCATTCCCGCAATGGAGCGCGTCAAGTCGTCCAGCATTGCCGAGATCGGCCACGACGGCCAGCACCTGTTCGCGCGCTACGCCGCTGGCAGCCTGTACCGCTTCAAGGACATCACCGTCGAGCAGTACAACACCTTGCGCGCATCGAAGTCGATCGGCGCCCACATGAACACCTACATCATCCCGAAAGCCAAGGGCGTGCTGGTGCGCGAGGAATAAGAGCATGAGCGATGATGCAAAGTTGACACCAAAGCAGCAGCGGTTCGTTGACGAATACCTGATCGACCTGAACGCTACGCAGGCCGCAATCCGCGCCGGCTACAGCGCAAAGACAGCCAACGTCATCGCATGCGAGAACTTATCGAAACCTAACATCGCGGCTGCCATCGAAAAAGCCCGGCAAAAGACCGCCAACAAGCTGGAAATCACCCGCGAGCGCGTCCTGATGGAGTTCGCACGCCTGGCATTTGTCGATCCGCGTGCGTTCTACAACGCCGATGGCACGCTGAAACAGGTGACGGAACTGGACCAGGACACCGCAGCGGCGCTGACCGGCATGGAAGTCGACGAGATCCGCGTGGGGAACAACGAAACGTCCATCGGCGTGACGCGCAAGATCAAATGGTCGGACAAGCGTGCGGCGCTCGACAGCATCAACCGCATGATGGGCTGGAACGAAGATAAGCTGAAACTGCAGGGCGACTCCGAAGCACCGATCGAGGTGAAGACCAAGATCGTAATGGTGCCGATGAAGATCAAAGCCGAGACGAGCGTGCGACCGCTGGAACGCGACGATGGCTAAGGGCTGGACGCTGCAGACGCCGCTGGCGGACATCCCGCTGCCGAAGACCGAGATCGCGCAGGCGGCCGAAGATGTCGTGTGGGAGCCGACCGAGCGGCAATCCGCCTTCCTGGCGTGCGACGACTTCGAAGTGTTGTACGGCGGCGCGGCCGGCGGCGGCAAGTCCGATGCGCTTCTGATCGACGCCCTGTGCCTGCAGCATGGCGGTCCGGACAACGCGCACCACCGTGCCGTACTGTTCCGCCGCTCCTTCCCTGAATTGCGCGACCTGATCGACCGCGCGCTGGAGCTGTACCCGTTGATCGTCGAAGGCGCGGTCTACAACCAGACAGAGAAGGTCTGGACCTTCCCGAGCGGCGCCAAGGTCGAATTCGGCTACCTGCAGCACGACAACGATCGGCTGAAATACCGCGGCCGTGCCTGGAACTACATCGGGTTCGACGAACTGACGCTGTGGCCGACCGACGTGTGCTACCTGTACTTGTTCTCGCGCTGCCGCTCGACCGACCGTTCGCTGCCGCGCTACATCCGCGCCACCACGAACCCCGACGGCCCTGGCCAGAAATGGGTGATGGGGCGCTGGGGCATCCAGCCAAGCGGGCTGGAGACGAACCTGCCGGTGGAGATCGTCGACGAGGAAATGGGCACGGTCATGACGGTCCGACGCCGCTTCATCCCCGCAAAACTGTCCGACAACAAGCACCTGACCGGCACCGGCTACCGCGAAGCGCTGCTGCAGATGGGTCCGGAAGAGCGAGAGGCGCTGCTGCGCGGCCTGTGGAAGGGTTCGCGCGTAAAGGGTGCCTACTACCTCAACGAGATGCAGAAGCTGCGCAACGCCGGCCACATCCGCCGCGTTCCCCACCAAGCCGGCATCCCGGTCGATACCTATTGGGATCTCGGCTTCAACGACACCACCGCCATCTGGTTCAAGCAGCACGCCGCCGGCGAAGAGCGGTTCCTGCTGACATACGAGAATTCGGGCGAGAGCCTGGAGCACTATGCGCAGTTCCTGCTGTCGCGCGGCTGGACGTTCGGCACCCACTACCTGCCGCACGACGCGGCCAACAAGAGCCTGCAGACCGGGAAAAGCGTCGAAATGATCCTGATGGAGTTGCTACCCGGGCACAAGTTCGAAATCGTGCCGCGCGTCGAAAGCGTGCTGTCGGGCATCCAGCAGACCCGCCTCAAGATGACCGGCCCGGTCTACTTTGACGAGGACGGCTGCGCCGACGGCCTGGCCGCGCTCGACAACTACAAGAAGAAATACAACGAAAAGCAGGACGTTTACACCGAAACGCCGCTGCACGACCGCTATTCGAACTATGCCGACGCCTTCCGCCAGTGGGGACAGATCGAACGCAACCGCACCAGCACCAGCAGCAAGAAGCGCCCGACAAGCAACTGGCGCGTTGTTTGACATCACAAATAGAGCTTACAGGCAAGATTATTCGCCTATAATCTTCGCCATTCCCGCAGGAAATATAAAACGGAGAGCAGCATGAGCGAAAAAATCGAATTCACCGACCATAGCGGCGAAGCCTGGTTCAAGTACACATGCAGCTATACCGATGCGGACGGCAAGCGCTTCGGCATCGAATTGTGGGCAACCAGCGACGCAGATGCGCAAAAGCGTGTTGAAGCTGCACGCAAGACGCTCCAGGTTGACGGGCGCATCGCAATGCTGATCGACGCGCATAGCGATGAAGTGCTGGCCGACTCGACCATTCCCGAAAACACCACCGGCGTTACCCACTGATGAGCACCGACATCCTACGAACGAACCTGTTGCACGCCAGCGGCCAGGAAATGGTCATGCTGGGCGGCGATGTGTACGAGCAGCTGACCAAAGGCGACATCACGCACGAGTACAAGTGGCGCAATGGCGAGCCGATCATGCTGATCTACAAGCGGGTGCTGGGGCGGAACACGCCGGCGTACATGATCGAAATGAAGGATGCGCACCAGTACGCGATGAGCAACGGCGGCCCGACCAAGGCGCTGCTGTCGAAGCTGTGCATGGAAGCGGCGCAGGCGATCGGCGTCGAGCACGACAAGGCCAGCATCTACCGCATCATCGACGTGATCGTCGAAGGCATGGACATCCTCTTGAAAATGCCGCCCGAGCCGAAGGCGATCGAGGTGGCGAACCGCCCGAGCACCGGCAACGACGAACTGTGCATCAAGATCGACGGCAAGGTGATCGCCGAGGTGCAACTGTGATCCGCGCCTGGCTGTATCGCCTGCTGCAAAAGATGGAAAAGCTGTCGTTCGACAGTTGGGCGGACACCCCAAGCGGCAATGCGCGCCTAGTCGCCTTCCATGACGCCGTGGCCGACGCCGACGACACCCTGGAAGCGGTCGACCGCGCCATCTGCGACGGCGACCTGGCCGAAGCGTCGAAACTGATCGCACTGGGCCGCGAAAGCCTGGCCGAACGCCTCACCGAATTGAAGGAACTGCTGTAATGATCGAGAACGTCCAGTCCAGCAAGGCGATGAACGACCCGGCCCGCTTCGGCGGCACCGCGCCAAAGGCCGCGGCCACGGCGCCGAGCAAACTGAACGACGAGAAGAGGAAGCGCCTGCACGGCCGCCTGATGAACTGGCTGCTGCAGGAGCGCAGCAAGCAGGCCGATAACCGCGCCGAGCAGGCCACCGACGAAGACTTCTACGACGGCCTGCAATGGTCGGACGAAGACGTGCAGGCGCTGATGGAGCGCGGTCAGGCGCCGCTCGTGTTCAACCAGATCAAGCCGACGATCAACTGGATGCTGGGCACCGAGCGTCGCACGCGCATCGAAGGCAAGGTCTTGCCGCGCGAGGAAGGCGACGAGGAAGCGGCCGAAGTCAAACAGAAGCTGCTGAAATACCTGTCGGACGTGAACCGCACGCCCTGGTCGCGCTCGCGCATGTTCATGTCGCAGATCATCGCCGGCCTGGGCTGGATCGAGGACTGCATCAACCCGGACCCGACCGAAGAACTGATGTGCACCCGCTTTGCGGACTGGAAGACGATCTATCACGACTCCAACGCCAAGGAAATGGACCTGTCGGATGCGCGCTATATCTTCCGCTGGTCGTATGTCGACCTGGACCAGGCGCAGGCCATGTGCCCCGACTTCAAGCTGCTGCTGGAGAACGAGGCGATCGACGAGACGCAGATGGGCGCCGACGAGGACGATGTCTATTACCTCGGCTCGCGCATCAACACGTCCTCAAGCGGCGATTACGCCGGCGCCAGCCGCCGCGGCGGCATCGGCATGGCCGGCAGCGGTGTCGATCTCGGCCGCGAGCGCGTCAAACTGATCGAATGCTGGTACACCGTGCCGGCGTCGCGCAAGATCATCCGTTCGATGGACCCCGAGGCGCGTCATCTGGATGGCGAGGAATACGACCCGCAGGATGCGGATGTCGAGCAGCTGCGCCTTGAGGGTTTCCTGTCGGTGGCAACCCACCAGTACCAGGAAATGCGCTGCGCGCTGATGACGGAGAACCACCTGCTGTACGACGCGAAAAGCCCGTACAAGCACAACCGCTTCCCGTTCACGCCGGCCTGGTGCTACCGCCGCCACCGCGACGGCCTGCCCTATGGCGTGGTGCGCGACGTGCGCGATGCGCAGATCGACTACAACAAGCGCGCATCGAAGGCGCTGTTCATCCTGTCCACGGTGCGCGTCATCATGGAAGAGGGAGCCGTCGAGGACATCAACGAGGTGCGCGCGGAGGTGGCGCGGCCCGACGCGATCATCCAGGTCAAGAAGAATCACCGTTTTGAGATCGACAACGACAAGGCGCTGGCCGAAGAGCACATCAAGCTGATGATGATCGATGGCCAGATCATCCGCGACGTGGGCGGCGTGACCGACCAGAACCTGGGCAAGGACGACGCGAGCCTGTCGGGCAAGGCAATCGGCAAGCTGCAGGACCAGGGCACGATCGTGACGGCGATCCTGTTCGACAACCTGCGCCTGGCAGACCAGATCGCGAACGAGAAACGCCTGTCGCTGATGGAGCAGTTCTACAGCGCCCCAAAAGCCTTCCGCGTGCTGGGCGAAAACAAGCCAACCGAGTGGGAGCGCGTCAACGAATGGGATGAAACCGAGGGCAAATACCTCAACGACATCACGAAATCGAAGGCCGACTTCATCATCGGCGAACAGGACTTCCGCGCCAGCACCAGGCAGGCGATGTTCGAATCGATGATGGAACTGGTAGGCAAGCTGCCGCCTGAAACCGGGCTGTCGATCCTCGACATGGTGATCGACTTCGCCGACGTGCCGAACAAGGAAGAGATCGTCGCGCGCATCCGCAAGCTGAATGGACAGGCCGACCCGAGCCGCAAGCCGACGCCGGAAGAGCAGGCCGCACAGCAGGCGGCGCAGGCCGAGCAGCAGGAAGCCAAGCAGATGCAGATGGACACCATGCGCGCCGAACTGGCGAAGGTGCAGAACGAGGCGCAGGCCATCCTGGCGAAAGCGCAGCACACGGCCGCCGAAACCGAGAAGACCATCGCCGCCGCCGTCGAATTGGGCGTGCGCGCAGCCTTCCAGGCGATGCAGGCCGGGCAGATCGTCGGACAGATGCCGGGCATCACGCCGGTGGCCGATGCGATCCTGGCCGGCGCCGGCTACGAGGACAAGAACGGCACGCCGGCGCCGATCCCCGAGACTGGCGCACCCGCGATGCTGCCGCCACCCGAGCAACTGCAGCACAACATCCCCGAACTGCAGCAGGCTGACGGCGCCATGCAAGGCATCGAGACGCCGGCCGCAGATTCGATCATCCCACCACAATAACCGGAGAGAACCATGGCAATGACCCAAGAAGAAGCGCAGGACTTCCGCGAATCGGCCCTGCTGCTGTCGGCCAACGAGCTGAAAGGCATGCTCGGCGGCGAAGAAGACGAAGACGCGATCATCAACAGCATCCTCAACAAAGGCGATGCCGTCGAAGTGCCGGGCCTGCCCGAAGTCGAGAGCGGAGAACTGCCCGACGACGAAGAGGAAGAAGAGGAAGAGGAAGAAGAAGAAGAAGGGGCGCCTGTTCCCGCCGACATTCCAGCGCCGGCGCCTGCCGAACAGCCGCAGGAAGAGCCAGCGCCAGCCGCCGATCCTGACTTCGTCGCGCCGCCGCTGGACCTGTCGCACCTGGACGGCCAACTGGAAACCGGCCTGGAGTCGATCGACGCGAAGCGCGCCGAGGCAATGCAGAAGATGATGGACGGCGAGATCACGGCTGCCGACTACGCCAAGATCGACGCGCAAACGCTGCGCGAGCGCGACGCGATGCGCGAAACCCTGGCCACCACCAAGGCGTGGTTCAGCACCGTGCACAACTTCCAGATCAAGGCCGCGCAGGAATCGGGCGTGAACTACTTCAAGGACGACGAAAAATTCTCGTCGTTCGACGACTGGATCAAACGCATCGCCAGCAAGGGCATTCCGGCCGGCGCCAGCGACACCTGGGTGCTGGAACAGGCGCACAAAAAGGTGATGGCCGAGTTCGACATCGCCCCGCCGGCCGCGAAACAAGCACAAAACGGCGCGAAAAACGTTGCCGATGGAAAAAAAGTTGCTCCAAAGACTGCCCGAACCCCCAATTTGTCGGCAATTCCCCCTACACTTGGCGGGTTGCCAGCTGCAGCACCTGCATCTGGTGGCGATGGGGGCGAATTCGCGCACCTGGACAAACTTTCCGGCATGGCCTACGAGCAAGCGATTGCCCGCATGTCGCCGGAACAACGTGACCGCTGGAGTTCGATGTAATGGCTGATGTGCAACGTGTGTTCATGGAGTTGAAGGTGGGGCAAGCCCTCACCATCGACGGCAACACGGTCATCACGCTGGAAGCCAAGTCCGGCCAGCTGGCGCGGTTGAAGGTGGAACACCGGGGCGCGAAAGTAGCGTATGTCGGCCTGGAGCGGCGTCAGCAGCCCCGGGCGGCAGACCCCAAAGCCGCTTAGGCGGGAGCAGTAGCGGGCCAGTTCAAGCCCGCAGTAGTTTGAGCGCAGCAGTGCTCTTTCAATTAACCTTTTGAGAGAGATATTGCCATGGCGCAAACTATCGTCGGTGTCAATGACCCGAAAGCTGTAAAGAAGTTCGGCGGCTTCCTCGCCGTCGATGTGGGTCGCGAGTCCTACTTCAACAAGAAGTTCATGGGCGTGGGCGAAGATGCCCAAACCCCGATCCAGACCCTGCTGGAACTGCAGAACGACGCCGGTGACACCGTCACCTACGACCTGGTGATGTCGCTGAAAATGCAGCCGGTCGAAGGCGACAACCAGCTGCGCGGCAAGGAAGAAGACCTGAAGTTCTACACGGACTCCATCTCGATCGACCAGGCACGCGGCGGCGTCAACACCGGCGGCAAGATGAGCCGCAAGCGTACCCTGCACGACCTGCGCAAGATCGCGCGCCAACGCCAGACCCAGTGGTGGGCGCGCGTCTTCGACGAACTGTTCTTCATGTACCTGTCGGGGCGCCGCGGTTCGAACAGCGATTTCATCTACGGCAAGGATTATGCCGGCTTCGCGGGCAACCAGCTCGTGGCGCCGGACGACCTGCATCTGATGTATGGCGGCGCAGCCACCGCGAAGGCGAACCTGACCGCAGCCGACGTGTTCGATCTGAAACTGATCGACCGTGCACAGACCCGCGCGCAGACCATGGGCGGCGGCACCGGCGGCGTCCCGGCGATCAGCCCATGCCGCATTGATGGCGAAGAGCACCACGTCATCGTGATGCACCCGTACCAGGAATATGCGATGCGCACCAACACCGCGACCGGCCAGTGGATGGACATCCAGAAGGCTGCCGCCGGCGCCGAGGGCCGCAATTCGCCGATGTTCAAGGGCAACACGGGCATGTACAACAACACCATCCTGCACACCCACAAGGCGGTGATCCTGTCGGAAGACTACGGCGCGGGTTCGAACGTCAAGTCGGCGCGTGCGCTGTTCATGGGCGCCCAGGCTGCTGTCGTCGCCTTCGGCTCGGCCGGCACCGGCCTGCGCTTCGACTGGAACGAAGAGCAGGAAGACCGCGGCAACCAGGTCGTCATCACCACGTCCTCGATCTTCGGCATCAAGAAGACCGCGTTCGTGATCGATGGCGTCTCGCGCGACTCGGGCGTGATCGCGCTCGACACCGCAGTGGTCGACCCGAACTAATCGCCTGATGGGCGGGCCTGAAACGGTCCGCCTGTTATCGCATCCCGTCTATTAGGAGAATCACATGCTGAAACAATCGAAAACCGCGCTGGGCCAGACCCCGGTCCCATCGGTCTGGTCGGCCGTCACCTGCGGCATTCCGTTCGAATACGTCACCGACGCCACCCTGGCCGCCGGCGACATCATCGAACTGGGCACCATCGAGGCGGGCGTGAAACCGTTCAACGTCACGCTGCTGTCGGACGACCTGGACACCAACGGCACGCCGACGATCACCCTGACCGTGGGCATCCTGAACGCGGCCAAGACCGACATCGATGCGGCTGCGACCAGCACCTTCATCGCCGCCTCGACCGTCGCGCAGACCGGCGGCCATGCAGCAGCCACCACCGCGAACGCCTACCTGTCGGGCGCATCGAACGTGCCGCGCAAGCTGGGCATCAAGGTCGTCGCCGGCCCGGCCACCTTTGCCGGCGCAGGCAAGAAAATCGCCGTCGTCCTGACCGCGACTTCGTAATCGCAAGCCAGGCGGGCGCAGCACGCGCCCGTCTTTTCCCTCACCCCTGAATCGGAGCAGCGCAATGTCCACCGCAAAACCATCCACCCTGATCGAATGCCTGTTGAAGCGCGCCGGCGGCAGCGAAGTCGAAGTCTATGGCGAGCACTACCACTTCAAGCCCGAAGCCGGCCGCGAAGCCGATCCGAAGGCGCCGCACATCGCCGCCATCCCGAACGAGCACGCGCGCCAGATCCACCGCCTGCTGTCGATCAAGGGCTATCAGCTGGTCGACAAGGACGCCGAACTGCCAGCAGCACCGAAAGCCGAGCGCGGCCAGACCATCCACGCCGACAAGGCGGGCGCCGAAGACGAGCCAGCCAGCGCGCCGGTCATCATCAAAAGCCCGGACGGCAAGGACATCAACCTGACCGAAATGGAACGCCCGGAACTGGCGCAGTTCGCCGCCGAGAACTTCCAGATCAAGGTCCATCCGAAGTGGAAGTCGCAGAACATCATCGCCAAGATCGTCGAAGCGATGCGCGCCACCCCCGCAGACGAATAAACCCGAGCGCCGGCCATGACCCCACTGCAAACCCTGTACGACTTTTACCTGAACGACGTTCGGGGCTGCACGTTCACGCTGGGCCTGCGCGCGCTGCGCATGGCGGCGCAGGACTTCTGCGAGCGCACCCGTGCCTGGAAGGTCAAATTGCCGGTGCAGCTGGCCGTGGCCGGTCAATCGGACTACCTGTTCGCGCCTGATGCCGACATGCGCATCGTGCGCACCATCTCGGCCACGATCGACGGGCGCGACGCACCCCTGCTCATGCCCGAACAGGCCGGGCCGGGCGCGCACGGCATCCTGGTGCACGACGAACGCAGCTTCACCGTCTACCCGGCGCTGGCCGCCGGCCAGAAGATCGTTTTCCTGTGCGCCGTCAAGCCGTCGCACACGGCCAGCAGCATCGACGACGCCCTGTTCGATCGCTACGGCCGCGCGATCGGCATCGGCGCCAAGGCCGAACTGTACGGCATGAAGCAGCAACCCTTTTCCGACATGGATGCCGCCCTGGACGAGCGCGGGCGCTTCGAAGTCGAGATCATGAAGGCCATCACCAACGTCGGGCGCGCTTCCAACAGCGCCCCGATCCGCGTCAAGGCCAACATGATGTAACGCGCGTTGCGGGCGGTTGCGCGGCGAGGGCCGCGCAGGTGCGAGCACCAGCAGGCGAGCGAACCGTGCCTGCGCCGACGATAACGGACGATGAGCGGGGGATGCTCTGTACTTTCCGACCGGGCATCCCCGGCCACCTGAATGAAACCTGGAGATACCGCATGGGCACCATCCTCGCAAAACAGATCATCGACGACGCGGCGGCCACGCTGCAGGACAGCAGCAACACCACCTGGAAGCGCCCCGAGTTGCTGGCCTACCTGAACGACGGCCAGCGCGACACCTGCATCGTGAAAATCGACGCCTACGTGAAGAACGAGGCGCTGCAGCTGGTCGAAGGCACGCGCCAGGAACTGCCGGTGAACGGCACCGCATTCATCCGCTTCGTCTGCAACGTCGACGCCGCCGGCAAGCGCGCCCGCGCGCCGCGGCTGATCGACCTGCTGTCGATGGACCAGCAAAACCCGAACTGGCACAGCGATCCGTCAAACATCACCGTGATGGAATACGCCTTCGATGGCCGCGACCCGAAACGCTTCTATGTCTCGCCGCCGCAACCGGCCGTGCCAGGCAAGGGAGAGATCGTGTTCGCCGCCACGCCGCCCGAACTGGCGAACGAGAACGCCGCAATCGCGCTCGACGACATCTACAAGACGGCACTGACCAATTACGTGATCTATCGCGCCTACCTGAAGGAAGGCGAAATGATGGACAACGCCGGCGCCATGGCGCACCGCGCCGAGTTCCTGAACCTGCTGGGTGCCAAGGGCACGGCCGAAGAGAAAGTCGAGGCGGCCTGATGGCATCGATCGTCCTGCGCAACTTCGGCGGCATGGCGCCGTCGGCGAACCCGAAAAGCCTGCCCGAGGCGGCGGCCACCTACGTGCGCAACTTGGACCTGCGCTTCGGCGACTTCCGCCCGCTGGCGGGCGCGCAGAACATCGGCACGGCCAGCGCCGGCGCCACGCTCTACAAGATGGAGGGCAACGGCATCTTCATCACCCGCCCCGGCGTGGTCAACTTCGTGCGCGGCCCGATCCCGAACGACCCGACCGAGCGCACCTATTACAGCGGCGACGGCGCGCCCAAGGTCATCGACCTGAACGGATCGGTGCGCCAGTTGGGCGTGCCCGCGCCGGCAAACGCGCCGACCGTGCAGACCATCGTGAACGACGAATTCAGCGAAGCCGACGCCGTCGCCGCGCGCAACGAGGTGCTGGAGCGCATCAAGCTCAGCGTCTTGAACGGCCTCGGGCGCGGCAGCATCACCGGCAACTATGTCGGGCCGACGAATGCCGAACTGGGCACGAAGTTCATCCAGAGCCTGCCGTCATACATCCTGAATGTGCCGTATGCGGCCTTCAAGATCCCCGGCGCCATGTCCGGGTCCGGCTTCATTCCGACCAATCCGTCGCACAACAACCTGAACGACCCGCGCCTGGGCTTTCGCCTGGAACTGATCGACAGTGTGATGACGGCGTTCGTGCCGCTCCTGGTGCGCATCGACAGCCCGGAGGTCGGTTCGAACATGCTGTCGAGCCTGACCGGCACCCTGCACCCGATCACGTTCGAACCGATCATCAAGACCGACCTGGCGCAAAGCGTGGTCGACAACATCAGCGAGCGCATCAAGGTGCCGAACCAGGTCCGCGATCAGTCAGTGGCGCGCATCCGCGACCTGGTCAACAGGTTCACCAGCCTGGCCGACAGCGGCGACGCCGGTTCGCCCATGGTGCGCGGCCAGATCCAGCAGTTCTATGCGCGCGCCGACATCGACAAGCTGGTCGAAGCGGCCATCACGCGCGCCGTCTCGACCGCCTACAGCGCCATGCGCGGCTATGCCGGCGCCAACAACACGAACCTGCCCGTGACCGGCGTTCCATAACCTGACAGGACACGCATGATCCCCAGCACCATCGACGAAGATTCGCCCAGCGTAGACGTATATTCCGCCGTGCGCGGCTTCATCTACACCGACAGCGACGGCAGCAAGCGCGTCAACGTCGACGGCCTGAGCGCCTGGCTGGCGGCACAGTTCAGCGCCATTCAGGGCGGCGGCGCCTCGCTTACGTCGAAGAGCGAGACGGCGCGCGCGATCGCGCAGACGCTGCAAAACTCGATCGGGCGCGAAGCCTTCCGCACCCGCGACGACTACCCGCGCGGCGAAACCGGCGCCGTCAACGTCGATGTGACGAACCAGCTGATCGACCTGCAGGCGCAGATCGAGGGCGAAGTGCGCAAGGCCGATTCGGCATACCGTTCCTTTCAGGACGGCGTCAATGCAATGCTCAAGACCGCGTTCAGCACCGCGCTGTCCGAGTCGATCACCGGCATCAAGCTGCAGCAGGTGACGCGCTCCTACGTCGAAACGTTCGTCACCGACCGCGGCGAAGAGTCGGCGCCGTCGCCGGCCGCCGCCCTGGCCACGCTCGACCAGAACGACACCGCCAACGTCACCGGCAGCGCCGCGCCAGCGGGGCGCTTCATCACGAAGCGCCGCCTGTACCGCTCGGCCACGACCACCAACAGCGCGGTATGGCGCCTGCAGGGCGAATACCCGGCAACGCAGACCCTGATCGCCGACGACAAGAGCGACGAGCAGTTGCTGCCCGACGTGCTGGCCACGACCGGCTGGCTGGAGCCGCCGAATGGCCTGCAAGGACTGACCGGCATGTCCAACGGGATCATGGTCGGCTACGTCGGCAGCACGCTGCACGCCTGCGAACCCTACGCGCCATACGCCTGGCCGGCGAAGTACGACAAGCCGCTGCCGCACAAGATCATGGGCACGGCGGCGATCGGCCAGAGCGTGCTGGTGGGCACGACAGGATTCCCCTACCTGGTCAGCGGCTCGGATTCGATGAGCCTGACGGAACAAAAACTGCCGACCCTGGTGCCGTGCGTCTCTGCCGCGTCGATGGTGCCGGTGGCGAACTCCGTCTTCTACGCCAGCCCGGACGGCCTGGCCCTGTACGAGAACGGCGCCGTGGCCGTCGTCACTGAAGGCATCATCGACCGCGCCGACTGGGCGAGATATAACCCGGCTTCGATGCGCGGCGCCGGCTTCGACGGCCGATACTTCGCCTTCTACACGAAGGGTGACGCCACGCGCGGCTGCCTCGTGTTCGACTACAAAAGCCGCACGATCGCCGAAATGGCGCAGCCGGCCGACGCCGTCTTCGCCAACCAGAACGGGCTGTATGTGCTCGACGGCACGCAGATCCTCAACGCCCTGCCGGCCGACGGCGCCGCGCGCAGCGGCACCTGGAAGAGCAAGGCATTCCGGCTGGCCAAGCCGCAGGCGTTCTTCTGGCTGCATGTCGACTCCGACTTCGCCGCCGGTGCCGTGACGGTGCGCATCTACGCCGACGGCGTGCTGCACCACACGGCAACCGTGGCCGACCGAGCGCCGCTGCGGCTGCCACCCGGGCGCCACCATGACTGGACGGTGGATGTCGAATCGGCGTCTGATGTGAACGGCATCGTGCTGGCGTCGACGACGAACGAACTGAAAGCGGTGCTGTGATGGCGGGCCAGGACCTGATCGGCAACGAAGTCGCCAGCGCCAGCGCCGCGCGCCTGCCGGCGCTGGGTGCGCCGGAAGTGTCGGTCGAATACATCGCCAAGATCAAGGAGATCATCGAGACGCAGCTGGGGCGCCGCGGCTCGCAGTGGGACCGCGCCGTGACCTTCCGCGACCTGCAGGCCGGCGGCCTGGGCGGCTTCATACCCGGCATGGTCGGCACGGCCGCCATCTTCAACCCGGGCACCGGCCAGATCACGACCGACGGCGGCGCCACGTTCGACATCGACGCGGCCCTGCGCGAGTCAAGCGCCTACAAAGACCTGATGACGCGCATCGGCAGCGTCGAGGAACTGGAAAGTCTGCCCGAGCAGATCAGCGCGCAGCTGCGCGAAGCCCTGATCGATGTGGCGCACCAGCGCGGCAACGACATTCGCACGATCGAATCGAAGTTCGCCAACGAGCAGAAGGCGCTCGCCTGGCGCCTGGAAGAAATCACGTCGTCGCTCAATCAGGCCGCTGCCGGCGCGCGTGAATACAGCGCCACCTACGCCGACGACCTGCGCGCCGTCGCCACCCGGGTGGAGCAGGTGGCGGCCGAACTGGAAGCCGGCGGCGGTGGCGTCGAGGTGCAGCAGCAGATTACGGCGATCGCCGACGCGGTCAACGGCTTGAAAGGGCAGTACAGCCTCAAGATCCAGACCAACCCGGTCAACGGGCAGCCGCCGGTCATCGCCGGCATCGCCCTGTCGGTGGAAGACCCGATCGCCGGGCCGGGCACCAGTGCTCTGGTATTCATGGCCGAGAAGTTCGGCTTCTATACCAACAACGGCACAAAGCAGCTCGTGACGCTGGAAGAAGACAAAATCGTGTTCAACGGTCTGGTCAAGGCTCGTAATCTGCTCGTATCAGGTGGCGGTTCCTGCATCAATGATTCTCCAGAGTTGGATGATATGAGTGCGTGGCTGGTGTCGCCCGGGTTGGTACGTGTGGTTGACACCTTTAATACGCCTGGCGCGGCATGCCGCAACTACATCACGGCGCCGACCTATACCGGCGCGCCGGCGCAGGTCTACGAGAGTGCTCGGGCCTACGTGATTGACCCGGCCAGCACGTACCGATTATCGGCGAGCCTTTATGCCGGCGCTGGAAACAATCGCAGCATGTTCATCTACATTGATTTTTTTGATAAGGACGGAGTGGTTATTACGGGCACTGGATGGGGCGGTTCTAGATCGGGTTACGTGTACGGCGGCGCGCCACCAACCAACACGTTTTCAAGGCAAGGTGGTCAGTTCGGGTTCAAAGTTGCTGGTCGCGCCATCCCCTTCAATGCCAGAACCGCCAGGATCGGTGTGTGGTTCCAGTACACAGGTGATGGCGCGGGAAGCTATACGCAAAGCGCACAGGACTTGCGCCTAGAGCGCGCTACCGATGCATCCTTGATTGTCGACGGCGACATTGAAGCACGGCACATCAAGGGCGACACGCTCGACGTGCTGGCCGCCTTCTTCGGCAGCGTCCAACTGGGCGCTGGCGGCGCCCTGTGGACCGGACAGACCGCCTACGATACCGGCGTCGGCCTGCGCCTGGGCACGAATGCGGCGGACGATCCGTATTTCAGCGCACGCTCGGGAAATGGCAACTACGTGCGATTCCGGCCAGCGACCAACACGTTTGAAACGAGCGGCATGCGCCTCATCGCCCCGGTATTCGACCCCCTTTCCGTCAGTATTGGCGGCAACAACGAGTTCTATGGCGCCGCCAGCGGCAAGTCGATCCTGGTCGGCTCGATCGGAGCATCGATCACCGGCGCTTACAGCAGCGTGCAGTGGTTGTTGTCGGACATGGTCGGCGGCACGCTGTCACTGCAAAACGCCACCTCGCAAACCGTCACCGTCCGCAGCAACATCGTCACCAACCCCGGCAACGTCTACGGCATTTTGACCTGCAACGTCGTCGGGATGGACAACCGGGTGGCGACCGTTTCGCGTCCGATTCACGCCGAGCACCTGTAAGGGGTCCCATGTACGCCATCGTCAACAACGAAACCGACATCGTCGAAGCGCAGAGCGGGCGCCCCGAGCAAGACCAGCAAGGCCCGCAGATGCCGCCGCCAGAAGTTGAGGGCTATACCTGGCACTGGATCGACGAGCCGATCGACTGGAGCGGCAAGCCGAGCGAGACGAGCGTGATGCGCTGGAACGGCGGCTCCTACCACTGGGAGGAAACGTCCACGATCGACGAACTGCGCGCGGCGCGCAACGCGCAGATCAACGCCTGGAAGCTGGAGGCGAACAATACGTACTTCGAATTCGCCGGCAAGAAGATCGCCTACACCGATTCGGACCGCGTCGAGATCCAGGCCATCAACAACGTCGTGCTGCTGACCGGCGCCATGCCGGCGCATCCGGACTGGCCGGCCGCATGGAAGGCGATCGACAACACCTGGGCGCCGCTGCCTGATCTCGCGGCCTGGACGGCATTCAATCTGGCCATCGCCGACCGCGGCACCGCCCACTTCAAACGCGCGCAAGAACTCAAGGCGGCACTTGCGCTCGCCACCACGCCCGCCGACATCGACGCCATCACCTGGTAACTGGAGAACCCATGCCGTTTCGCCTCGCTCTGTACAAGGGAACCCGCCCCGGCCTGCCCGGCATCTACAACCGCCTCGTGCGCTGGTGGACGCGCAGCCCGTACTCGCACTGCGAGCTGGTGTTCTCGGACGGCATCGCCGCATCGTCATCGTTCGCCGACGGCGGCGTGCGCTTCAAGTGGATCGAGTTTGAACCGGAGCACTGGGATTTCATCGCCCTGCCGGCCGAGCGCGAAGAGGCGGCATACGCCTGGTTCAACGCGCACCGCGGCCAGAAATACGACCTGATGGGCAACCTGCAGTTCATCATCGCGCGCATCCCGAGCGACGGCCGCAAGTGGTTCTGCTCCGAAGCCGTGGCCGCCGCACTCGGAATTTCCGACCCGTGGCGCTTCGATCCTGCGACGCTGGGCGTGGTGCTGGGCATGAATAAATCCACCCCAGTCGTTGCCTGACCGCATTTTTACGTCCGCATTCACCCTATAATCTTGCACAACGGAAAAGGAGTTGGGATGCGGATCACGGTCGAAAGTTTGCGCGATGCGCTGGTGGGGCACCTGGGCTCGGTGCTCACGCCTGAAGCCTGCGCGGCGATCGTGTGCGCGGCCATCGATCGCGAGGACCGCGCTATCGACCCGGCCCGCTTCGCGCCCGAGACGCGCGGCACGCTGACGTTCGCGGTCGAGTCGTTCCGTGACGTGCTGGAGGAATTGAAGCCGCTGCACGCGGCGCACTTCCTTGAAACCGAGCGCCACCTGGCCGGCTTCAAGCTGGCGCCCGACTACGACTACATGGCCGAGCGCGAGAGGATGGGCGCGCTGCTGCAGTTCACGGCACGCGACGAGGCCGGCGCCCTGGTGGGCAACCTGCGCATGTACGTCAACCGCAGCCTGCACACGGGCGAACTGTTCGCGCAGGAAGACACGTTCTACCTGTCGCCGCCGGCGCGCCGCGGGCGCAACGCGATCAACTTCCTGCGCTACACCGAGGGCATGCTGCGCGACGTGGTGGGCGTGACCGAGATCCGCGCGAACACGAAGGTCGTCAACGGAACCCACAAGCTGCTCGCCTTCATGGGATACGAGCACGTCGCAAACGAATTCATCAAGATCATCAGGAGGTAAAACCATGTGTTCCAGTTCGCCGGATCCGGATCCAAATATCGGCAAGGCAGCCCTTGCCAACGTCCAACTGTCGAAAGACATGATCGACTATTTCAAGGAGAAGGACAAACAGCAGGCGCCGCGCCAGGAAGCGATGGACAAGCTGACCACCGAGGTGGCGCAGCAACAGATCGCATCTTCCAGGCGCAACGACGCGCAGGCGCAGGAATTGTGGCGCCGCTACCAGGAAACCGGCGTGCCGATGGAAAACGCGATGATGCGCGACGCCACCGAGTACGACAGCGAAGAAGCGAAGGAACGCGCTGCAGGCCAGGCCGGCACCGACGCTGCCGCGCAGCTGTCCGCCGCCTCCGACATGCAGCGGCGCACGCAGCAGCGCATGGGCGTCAATCCTGCCGACGGCCGCGCGCTGTCGATGGAACAGGACATGGCCAGCACGGGCGCACTGGGCACGGCGGCGGCCATGAACAAGGCGCGCACCGACCGCGAACTGCAGGGGATCATGCTGCGCAAGGATGCGGCGAGCGCGGCGCGCGGCATGCCCGGCACGGCAGCGCAGACCTACGGCGTCGCCTCTGCTGCTGGCGGCCAGGCGGCGGGCGCGGTCGGTAGTGCGATCGGCTCGGCCAACAGCATCGCGGCGAGCATGGGCGCCGGTTTCAACGGCGCGGTGGGCGCGAACAATTCGGCCGCGTCGATCCTGAACCAGCAGTACAGCACGCAATCGGCCAATTCCGGCGGTGGCCTGGGTGAAATCATGGGTGCGGCCGGGTCGCTCGGCTCGGGCCTGGGCGCGATGGGCGTGGTCCTGTCGGACAAGAACGCCAAGGAAAACCGCGCGCCGGTCGACGACGAGGAAATGCTGGAAGGCGTGCGCAAGACGCCGATCGAGTCGTGGAGCTACAAGGACGATTCGCCCGGCGCCGACGGCGGCCAGCCGCACATCGGCGCGATGGCGCAGGACATGCAGAAGAACCTGGGCGACAAGGTCGCGCCGGGCGGCAAGCTCGTCGACGTGATCTCGGCCGTCGGCGCGAACATGGCGGCGACCAAGGCGCTGGACAAGAAGGTAACGAAACTGGCCGGCATCGTGGCCAAGGGAGCAAAGGCATGAGCGCAAAAGGACTGGCATCGATTCTGGCGGCGCTCGGCGCCGGCATGAGCGGCTACGCCAAAGGGCAGGAGATCCGCCAGAACAACGAGCGGCGCAAGGTAACGGACGCGCGCGAGGACGAGCAGTATGCGCGCGGCCAGGCCAAGCAGGCCAAGGCGGACGAACTGGAAACGAACCTGGTCACCTCCCAGCAGGATCAGGTCGTCGAGAACGTGCCGTCCTACGACATCAGCCAGATGAATGGTGGCGACCCGAGCAAGCAGCCGACGGTTGCCTACAAGGCCGGCGGCCAGACGTTCGCCGACCAGGCCGCGGCGCAGGCGGCGCTGCACGGCGCGAACTCGCGCGCCGAGAAGGACCGCCGCGCCGCGCAGGTGCTGCGCACCTCGGGCGACCCGGCCATGATCGACCGTGCACGCCAGATGGAGGAATTCGCGGCCAAGGCGATCGGCGAAGGCACCGACCAGATCCTGGGCGCGATCCAGTCGTCGGCGCCGCCGCTCGACGCGGTCAAGAAGGCAGGCGGGAAAGTGGCCGGCACGGTCGGCCAGCAGGCCGCCGAAACGTTCAACCAGGTCGGCGGAAAGTGGAAGGTGTCGGCCGATACGATGGTCGAGCACTTCGTCGACAAGGACGCCACCGGCCGCGAATTCGTCAACCAGCGCGTGCTGGGGAAAGACGGCAAGCCGGTCGTCGACGACGTGCACAACGCTTCGCGCATGCTGCTGTCGGTGAAAGAGCGCATGGCGGCGCAGAACGACGACCAGCGCACCTTCTTGAGCGCGCAGCAGCAGGCCGAGCAGTCGCGCCACAACGGCGTGGCCGAACGCCTCGACGAAAAGCGCGTGAACGCCTCGATCGCCGATTCGGCCGCGCAGCGCGGCATCGCGCAGCAGCGCCTGAACATGGAGAAGCAAAGCTTCAAGAAGCAGGGACTGGTCGGCCAGATCGCCGACATCGAGGCTGCCACCGGCGTGAAGCTGACGGCCGACGAAAAGAAGGTGCTGGCCGGGATCAAGCCGGGCAAGGGCGTCAAGGACGCGGACGCGGTGGGCGCAAAAATCGTCGAGTCGGCGGTGAAGACCTACCAGGAGAACACCCCGAACGCCACCACGGCGCAGATCGCCACCTTCCGCGCCAACCTGGAGCGCGACATGACGGCCGCGCGCGACAACCTGCAGGTCGACGCCGCGCTGAAATCTGAACTGGGCGGCAAGGATCCGGGTTCGCCCGGCTATGCGCAGGCGTGGAACGAAGCCAAAACCATCGGCCTGACCGACCAGGATCTGGTTGCCAAAGGCTACAAGCCGCCCGCCAAGATGGTGCCGAACCCGGTGGCCGCCTCTGTCGGCGCCGGCGCCCGCCCGGCAGCCGCTGCGAATTCGGCAAACATTCCAAGCCCGCCGAAAGAAAAGGAGTGGGTCGGCAACAAGCATGTCGTCACGCCAGCCTATACCGAATGGGAGCAGAAATACGGTGCCGAGTACCGCCGCCGCAGCGCAGCCGAACAGCAGCGACTGATCGGCGCCATGGAGCGCGTGCGCAACTGATGTGCCACTGCGCAATAAATAGATTGCCCAAAATCAAGCGCCCGCATACCATCGCGGGTGTCCCTTTCCAGTAATAAAGATTCCAGCCGATGAGCAAATTTGCCGATCTCGCCAAGCAGGGCATTGTCTACCGCCCGCTGTCGGACGCCAGCGCGGAGCAGGCGCCGAAGCCCGAGAAGGAACAGGGCAATTTCTCGCGCGGTTTTGAAAAGGCCATGCTGCAGGTGCCGCAGACGCTCGGCGGCAGCGCCGCGCTGGTCGGCGACCTGGCCGGCTCGGAAGGGCTGAAGGAAGTCGGCCTGAGCATGTATCAGAAGAACAGCGAGAAGATCCAGGCGATCACGAAGGATTCCGACTCCCTGTCGAACGTGCTGGAAGGCGATGCGTCCGGCAGCGACTGGCTCGCCAACACGGGCGGCTATGTCGCCGGCCAGGCGGTGCAGGCGCTCGCCACCGGCGGCGTCGGCGGCTTCATCGGTTCGCAGCTGGCCAAGCGCGGCATTGCCGGCGTCGTCGCGCGCGGCGCCAATTCGCTCGCTGCCCGCGAGGTCGCGTCCAAAGTCGCGGCACAGGGCGCGAAGTGGGGCGCAGGCGCTGCCCTGCTGGGCAACAACCTGGCGCAGGAAGCCGGATCGATCTACCCCGAAGCACTCAACGAAGCGGCCAAGGAAGGCCGCGAACTCGACGGCATGGACAAGGCGCGCGTGGTCGGCTCGGCAGTGGCCGCCGCCGGCGTCGATACCGCGATGGACGCGCTGATGATGGGCCGCGTGCTCAAGGGTGCGCGTAAGCCCGGCGAATCGATGCTGCGCGCCGGCGTGCGCGAGGTGCCCGGCGCCATGGCACGCGAAGGAGTCACCGAAGGCATCCAGACTGGCATCGAGCGCTATGGCGCGGGCCAGGAACTGAGCACGGCCGACGCCATCCGCGATTACGTCGATTCTGTCGGCGTGGGGCTGGTCGGTGGCGGCGCCGGCGGCGCGGCATCGGTCTTACGCTCGCAGAAAGTGCAGGAATCCGGTCCACTTACCCGTGCGGCCAATGCCGCCATCGAGCAGCAGGTTCTGCAACTGGGCTACGATCCGCAGCCTTTGATCTCGTTCCCTGATGGCTCGGTCGGTCACAAGCAGGATCTGGCTGCCTACCTGTCGCAGTTCACCGACCCAGAAGAGCGCACCCGCAAGGAGCGCGAGATCATGGGGCGCGACCCGGAAACGGGCAAGCGCATCGAGCCGGAACCGGAACCCGAACAGAAATTCGTCTCCAGCGAGGAAGCGGAGCAGCAGAACCTGCAGGCATGGGGGCAGCGCCACGACGGCGTGCCGCTCGATTACGCCCAGTCGCTGGTGCGCTCGCCGGGCGCGAAGGGCATGGGCCTGATGATCGTGCCGCACCCGAAGGGCAAGCTGTTCACGGTGATCCCGTCGAAGTGGCTGACCCTGCACACGCAGGCGCAGTTCGACGCCCTGCAAAAGGGTGACCAGGGCATGCTGCCGGGACCGGACCGCGAAGCACCGGGCGGCGCAATCCGCGTCGATGCCAACGGCGAAGCAGCACCAGAAACCTATGGCGAGCAGGTCCGCACCGGCAAGGAGCAACGCGATCAGCAGGCCGCCGCCTCGCTGTTGGCCGAGCGCGAGCAGGCACTGGGCAAGCCGGCGCCGCATGGCCCGCGTCAGGCTGCGCAACAGGCCGGACCGATCCCGACCTTGACCGATACGCTGGCACCTGCCGACGGCATCCCGGTCTTGAACGACAAGATCGGCCAGCCGCAAGACATCCCGACCCTTACCGACACGCTGCCATCGTCCAGCCCGCTGCCGGACGTGCCGACACTGGACGAGGAACTGCCCAACAGCAGCCCGCTGAACCGCCCGGAAATCCCGATGCTCACCGACCGGATCCCGAATTCCAGCGACCTTCCCGAGATCCCCACGCTGACCGACATCATGGACCCGTTCACGGTCATGAACCCGGCAGGCGAGCCGTTCAAGTCTGAAATGGCGGCGCGGCGCAAGCAGAAGGCCGATGCGCTCACCGATACGCATACTGTGCTGCCCGTGCAAGGCGGCTTTGTCCTGCAACCGAACGATGCACCCACAGGAGCGCCCGATGCAGGCGACAACGCAGTATTGGCGGCGCCAGATGGCGCTGCCCGAGGAACAGGCGATCAACTTGCTGATCCTGCTGGGAGCGGCGAAACCGGCGGAACTGGCGCTGCTCAAGCGCAGCCGGGAGCACGCGGAACCGCTGACGACGCAGCAGTGGCAACTGGTGAACCTGATCCTGTTCGCGCAGCTGGCGGCGCCGACGCCGACCCTGCACTGACGGCAGAACCGGCCTGGCGCGACAAACTGATCCCGGCCATGTCCGACGCCGAACTGGAAGCGGCGATCGAGCACTACGGCCCGACCCACAAGCGCACGCCGAAGCTGCAGAAAGCGCTCGACAACCGGCGCGCGAAAGCAGACCCGGAAGCGAAAAAACCGGACTGGCGCCAGGCCACCGCCGACAAGGAAGCGAAGCTGGCCGGGCAGCTGAAAACCGCGAATGACAACGCCGCAGCGCGCGCCGCGCAGGTAGAGCCAGGCGCAACCGACGGATGGACCGCGAAAGACATCGGCGCTGATACCTATCAAGTCAGCAACAAAGACGGCGAGCGCGTCGGATCAGTAATGGCCAATTCTCCCGAACAAGCAATCCGCGATCTTGCGGCATCGGGGGATGCGAAGGTAAAGAGGCGCGATAAAGGCGCCGCAAAGGAGCAACCGAATGCGCAACCAGAAGCCGCCGCCACGCCAGAAGCCACGCCAGCGCGAAGCGAGGAAGCCGCGCCAGCACCCGCCCCTGTCGAAGCCGAACCCGCCCGCGACGACGGCGCCGACATCCCCCTGGCCTTCTACTTCCAGGTGAAGGTGCCGCACGAAGTCCACATCGAGGGCGAGGCCGGCACCGAAACGATCGATGTCGCCGCCGGCGATGCGCTCCAGTCCACGCGCGACGACATCGCGCACCTGGAAGCGCTTTTAAAGTGCATGGGAGGCTGACATGCTGGTAAAGACCCGCGACGACATCAATCGCGCCCGGGGCGTCAAGCCCACCCCGGCACCATCCGCGCCAGCACCGGCGCCGCTTCCCGTGCCGGCCGTGCCCGACAACAGCGCGCAGATAGTCGCCATGCAGCAGGCCATCACGCACATGGCCGAGCACATGGCTGCGCTGCCGCAGATGCTGGCCACCCTGAAACCGCCCGCCAGGCCGTCGCGTCTGGAAGCCATTCCCGAGCGCGACAGCAAAGGCAGGCTGTCGCGCATCATCGTTCACGTTATCGAATAAGGACCACCATGACCATTGCACGCCACGCCCACCCCGACCTGCTCGACAACGGCTGCGCCTACCTGAAAGCGACCGCTTCGCGCATCCTCCTGGTGCCGAACTACGTCAAGAACGCCAGCTATGCCAGTGTGGAAGCGAGCAAGCTGGCCGAAGCGGCGATCACGGCCGCCGACTTCGGCGCGATCACCAGCGTCGGCGACAATCGCCGCTGCACGTTCAACGGCAAAGCCGGCTCGACCGCAACGGCGACCATCACCGGCGCCGACCTGGCTTTCGCCTTCGTCTCGTCCGACAACCGCGTGCTGTACGTCACCGACGAATCGACCGACATGCCCGTCACGGCCGGCAATACGATCAATTTCCCGGCCCTGTCGTACACCAGCAATTACCCGACCTGACGCCATGGCCACGCCCACCATCAGCGCGCGCCTGCTTGCGCGCCCCGACCTGGCCGACCTGATCGCTGCGCGCGAACTGGACCTGCTGGCAGACGCGCTCAACGCCGAAGGCGTCACCGAACTGGCTCCGAAGCATATTACTTCGCGCGGCGTGCGCGGGCTGCTGCCGGTGCTCGACGCGGCAAACTTCCTGATCCTGCTCAGGCAACTGAGCACGGCGAGCGAACTGCCACCCGAATTCGTCGTCGTGCTCACGCAGATGAAGGTGCCGGCGGAACATCACTTCGCCTACCTCGACACCCTGGCCAGCGCGCATAACTGGCTGGAGGACAGCGACGGACTCGACATAGGGTCGGAAAGGACGCAGCAGATGATGGACCTGATCGCCGCGACCAACCCGACCAAGTACGGCGCCGCGGTGTCGATCCTCAAGGGGAGCGCCCGCGTGCCTGTCGTCGTCGATCGCCTCCAGGTGGAAGCGGCCATCGATCAAATTGAAGCGAGCGCACAATGAACCTGCAAGAAGCAACCATTCTCGCTGCTGGCACCGTCATTCCGTTCGGTGGGACCGAGGCGGCGCCCAATGTCGCCGGCGTTGGCGCAACCGTCGGCCCGTTCGCTGACTATACCGTCAGCTTCTCTTACCGTATTACCAACGGCGCCACGCCCCCTGGTACGGGTGTCACGCTGATATTCTACGGCGTCAGCGCCGCCGGGCGCCTCTATGAACTGGACCGCGTGACGGGCAGCGTGATAGCGAGCGACAGCCAGAGCGGTTCGATCACTGTTACCGGTGCCTATCCCAGCTATACCGCCAAGGCATTCGGCAACACGTCGCAGAACGTAACGGTCGAGGTCTACCTGGCGCGCCAGGTGCCGTAAGCCATGGCCCGCGACTATTCACGCCGACTGCCAGCCGGCACGAAGGTTTCGGCGGGCACGCCAATTGGCCGCAGTGTCACCGCGCATTTTCCGCTGGTGCGCGATTTTAAATCAGCAGTGCGCGGCCGGCCCGGCCTGGGGGTATCGACTGGCCCGGTCCTGCAGCCCGACCCGATGGGCAAGGCTGCCATGGGAACCGGCGTCGGCAAAATCAGCACCGGCCTGCTGCCGTCCGAACTGGGCATGGCCGGTGCCGTTGCGCGCACGATCATTGTCGAATTCTGGCAAGGCGACGTTTCATACAGTGGCGGCAAGTGCGTATTCAGTTTCGGCGACAGTTCAGCCCGGCCCCGCACTCAGTTCACTCTGCTGACCGCTACAGCATTCCGGCGTATCCAACTGGCCACGTATAGCCAGGACTTCAACTATGACCTGTGGAGTCAGAGCGGAACCTACGCGCGCGTCTTTCTGGGGATTACCTACGATGGCGGCACGCAGATCAAGATTCGCTCGCACTGTCGTGTGTTTCTCAACGATGGAACGCCGCAGGGCGTCGTGTCCCGGTCCTTCACGTCGACCCTGTCCGGGCCGCTGGCCACTGGGGACACCATACCGCTGGACTTGATGGGCGGCGGCACGTACGGCTTCCAGTCGATGAATGCGCAGCTGTTCAACGCGACATTCATCGGCGGCCGGGCGCTGGCCGAGCGGGAGATCGACAACTTCTACCGCAACCCGCAGCAAATCATGGCGGCGCCTCCCGTCTTTCCTTACTCCCGACTTGCTCCGGTTACTACGACGCCGCCCCTGAACCTGGTCGGCACCGACGGATCGCAGGGAGCGACCGGCACCAGCGGGACGATCACACAGGCGCAAAATCTCGGCGGCACAAACGGCGCGATTGCCAACACCGGCAGCGCTGGCGCCATTGGCCAGGAACAGAATCTGGCCGGAAGCGACGGCAACCAGGACAACACCGGCACTGGCGGCGCCGTCGATATCGTCGCGCAGCAGCAGGTCCAGGGCACCGATGGCGAACAAGGCAACAGCGGCACGGGCGGCGCCATCACGCAAGCGCAGAACCTGGGCGGCAGCAACGGCACGCAGTCCAACGAGGGAGACAGCGCCGAGGTCACGAGCAACGTCGACAAGCGCTATGGACGGCCCGCAGAAGATGTGCTGCAGATCGGCACGCCCGGCGTCTGGCTGCCTTCGGCTGGCAATTCTCTCGCTGCCATGCTGTCCGAGCCGAGCGCCGATGCCACAACCTACATCCGCGCGTCAACGCCGGGCCTGTGCGAAGTGCTGCTGAACCCAGTATTCGATCCGGGCACGGACGAAGGCCACGTCATGCGTTACCAGGTATGGAGCGACACCGGCGACGGTATCGTGGTGCGTCTGATGCAGGGCAACCGCCAGATCGCCGAATGGGTGCATGCGACGCTGCCGGCCACGCCGACCATCTACGCGCAGCGCCTGACGCTGGCGCAGGCGGCGAGCATCACGAATTATTCCGACCTGCGCCACCAGTTCGAGGCGCTGTAATGGCCGTCTTCGTCGGCTGGGGCGGCCTGGATGTTCAAGCGTCGCCCATGCGCGTCAACGTCGGCTGGTCACAGCTCGACGTGCAGGCCCGGCCGTTTCGCGTCCATGTCGGCTGGTCCGAACTCGACGCGAAGTCACCAACAGCCGAGCCGGTGCCGATTTACCACCCCGGCGCCGGGGTTGCGCGATATCATTACGATTCCAGTCGGCAATACGATATTCCGCTCAACGTCGAGCCGGACGACGAAGAGGAAATCATCCACGCCATCCTGATGGAGATCATCGCCCATGTCTTTTAATACTTGCGTCCGCTCGCTGGGCCTGAACAAGAAGTTGCCCATTGCCGAGTTGCGCGCGCTGGCCGGGAAATACCAAGCGGCCGGCATGGAGCCGGAAGAAGCGCTCCGTCAGGTCGTGCGCGACAAGCTGGCGCTGGCGCGCATGGAAGAGCAGAAAATCATCCGCCTGGTGCGCGAGCAGTACGAGGCGCAGGGCGGCGCCAGGCGCCCGCAGCCAGAACCTGCTGCCGCGCCTGCACCTGAGCCTGAGCCGCAACCGGCGCCGCAACCAGAACCAGAGCCGGCCGCCGAACCCGCCGAACCAGCGCCAGCCGTCGAGGAAGCGCCCGACACCGGCGAAGACATCCCGCTGGCGTTCTATGCCAGGGTCCGCATCGGCACCGACGTGTTCAACGAGGAAACCGGCATCACGACGCAGGAACAGATTCCCGCCGACCAAGTGCTGGCCGCCGTGAACGACGACATTGCCAACCTGACCGCGCTCCTGAAGTGCATGAAGGGCGGATGATGGCGACGATCCGCGTCAAGAGTACTGCCGAGCTGCACAAGGTAACGGGCCGCGCGCCGCCGCCCGCGCCACCCGCGCCACCGCCACCACCGCCACCACCGCCAGCGCCGCCGCCGCCGCCTCCACCAGCGCCTGCGCCTAAGCCTGCGCCACCAGCACCAGCCGCCCCGGTCGTCGACCACGAAGCGCGCGCCCTGCTGCGCGCCACCGCCGACACCGTGCGCGCCACGAACGAAGCCGTGCGCAGCCTGGTCGAAGCGATCGCAAAGCAGGCGCAGCAGCCCGCGCCCGCGCCCGCGCCCGCCGCGCCGCCACCGCCACCGCCACCAGCGCCAGCGCCAGCGCCTCAACCTGAGCCAGCACCAGCCGCGCCGCCGCGCTTCATCGACATGCCCCTACGCCCGCCTGGCGCGGCCGTGCCGATCGCCAAGACCGAACCGGCGCCCGCCGCGAAGCCCGCGCCCACCGGCCCGATCGTGGCCACCGTCGCCCGCGACAAGAAGGACCGGCTCGCCGCCGTCTCCATCACCGGCGCCGTCACCATGCAGGCCGGCGTCACGCGCGACCTGTCCGACCGCATTAGCGAACTGACGATCACGAAGGACGGCAAGCGCTACCGCGCCATCGCCAAGCGCGACAGCAAGAAGCGCATCGAGTCCTTTACCTTGCACCCAGCAACTACCAGCGAGCCAAAACAATGACACTTCGCGTCAATCCTACATTTGCCGCAAGCCTGAGCGCGGCAACGATCAGCAACAATGCGTGGTCGGCAGCATTCAAAAACGGGCTGGGCGCCAGTCGGCGCGTGACCTGCAAGATTGCTCCTGCCGGCACGCCGGAAGAAAACGCCTACGCCAGCGGCACGAAATTCCGCGACGCCGCCATCAGCGGCGACATGGCAATCGAGGGCGGCATCGTCACTTCCTACGGCACCACGTCGAACCTAACGACTGCCCTGGCGGCCGACCTTGCCGCCGGCGTGGCCGTCCTGCGCATCGAAGGCAACGGCAACTGGATCGAGGGCAGACTGGGCCTGGCCGGATCGAATGCGGACTTCCTGGTGCCGGAAAACCCGACCACCACCAACAGCATCGCGGTGACGCCGAACCTGCGCATCAAGCCGCCGCCGTTCCTGCCGTCGGGCACCGGCTACTCGCCGCCGGCGCTGGGCGACGATGCCCCGGCCTACGTGGTCATCGAGGACTGGCGCAACCCGCAGAACGTGGTCGAAGTGGGCCGCATCCCGTTCAACAACCGCCTGGACAACTGGACGTTCACCGATCCGGAAATCGCCGCCGGCATGGGTGATGTGCGCGTGACGAATTCGACCGGCATCGTCACCTATATCGACATCGAATTCGGCGCCATCATGTTCTCCATGAACGCCGCCGCCAATGCCGAAGGCGGGCGCACGCTGCACCAGGTTCTGGTGATGATGAAGCCGACCAGCGGACCGGGCCAGAACTGGCCGAACTACCCGCGTTACAGCGGCTACCGGCTCGGCTCCAAGACGTTCGACGCTCCGGTCACGTATGGCGTCTCCAACACCTTCCCCGAAGCGTTCAAGGCCAAGCTGTACAACGGCAGCAATGCCCTGATGCACACCTGGGACATGAACCGCGACAATTTGCCGATCAACTCGTCGCAGTTGTCGGAAGTGCCGACCAAGACCAAGCCGCTGCGCCCGCACATGCATTGCGGACAGATGCTGTTCTGGCAGTCGCACAAGCCGAAGATGAGCGCGAAATCGAAGAAGTGGTTCCCCGGTATGGACATGCGCGCCGTGCGCCCAAGTCTCGGCAAGGAAAAAGCCGCCTATGCCGGCGTGATGCCGATGGCCGGCAATTCGGGCGGAAACCACGGCTGGCAGCACTGGTTCGCCAGCGGCAAGTGGGCCAACGCCGCCAACGAGGACGCCGTGCGCGCCGACCTGTCGCTGGACCCGTACCTGTACCCGATCAACCCCGGCAGCACGGTCAACAACTACATGCAGACGCCCGACTGGGCGGCAGTGCACGGCATCCCCGCGTCGGACTTCGGGGAAGTCAGCTACGGCGCCGCGCGCGTCATGGGCTGGGGCTACGAGCCGGGCAGCTACTGCATGCACGACCAGACCACCGGACCGGGCGGCGTGCGCATTGACCGTGGCGTATGGGCCGGTCCGCTGATGATCGCCCTGACGGATCCGAACTGGGTGCATCTGCGCGACAACACGCCGATCTCGGAAATGTTTGAGCACTGGAAGCTGGGCTACTTCAACCAGGGATGCCACTACTTCACGGACGTGCGCAACATGACGACGCTGCCGTTGAACGAACTTCTCGCAGGCGACTGGAGCTACTGCCGGACCTTCTACGGTCCGAATTCCAGCTACACGTCCGGCGGCACCAACTACGCCGTTCCCCTGTTCGCCTCGCGCCTGGGCAGCTTCGCGTCGAACGGGCAACGCCCGCATGGCGGCCAGTTCTGCGACGCCAACTACCGTTTGCCATGGAACGGTTACGCTCCGGATAACCTGCACAACTACCAGACCCCGGGCGACGTGGCCATGCACTACAACAGCCCGGCGCACGCCTTCTCGGCCAAGCATCGCTATATCGCGCACCTGATGATCGGACTGGGCGAAAGCCGCCCGACCACGTCGGCGGGCGGTTATGTCGGCAGCCGCGAGCACGCCTGGAAGATTCTCCAGCATTCGACCATGTGGAAGCTGGCGTCCGACCATCCGGTGCTGGGCGTGCGCCAGTCCGACATCGAAGCACGCCTGGCGATCGAGCTGAACCAGGTTTATCAGGAATACTACCTTCCGATGTACGTGGAAAACAGCCAGGATCCGCACTTCGTCATCATGAAGCGGTTCGGCGTGCCGCACAGGTGGAATGGCAGCCGCTGGGGTTCGACCTCGTTCGGCCTGACCTTCTACATGGCAGGCGCCCTGCTCAAGATGCGCCAGTTCGGCCTGTTCAACAAGATGTGGAACCAGAGCGAGGCGTCGCAGAAAGCCCTGCTGATGCTTATCCGCATGCTCGACGCCGGATCGATCCAGTGGTTCACGCAGACGCGCGGCAGCTATATCGGCGGCAACGGCGACGTGTATAACGGCGCGCCCTTCATCCCGATCGACCATACCGTCCTGAACAACCCCGACATTCCCCTGAACTGGGGCGACTGGCGCGATCGCAAATACCCTGGGGCCGGGCAGGAAGACTGGATTCACCGTTCGGATGGATCATTCCGCGGCCCGGACTCGTCGGAGCAGCTGCGCGCCAGCTGGCCGAAGCTCCGGCTTGAATTCTTCCACGACATCCCGTGCCTGTATTCGTGGGATGAAGTGCAGGAGGCGGCCGACATCGTCGAAGACTTCCACAAGCAATGGGACGACCGCATCAAGAGCGCAGCAGCGAGCGGCACCACCCAGCGCTCGCTGGCACTTATGGAGTGGTCCATCCCGACGGCTTATGCGTTCCTGCAATCCCCTAATCCAGACGACGTGGAGACTCTCTAATGGCTATTGACCGCAACCTGCGCATCTATCCCCTTAAACTCAAGACGCCGACCCAGTATTCGCTCAATGCCGGGATCACGTCCGCGTTCGACTATGCGGGCGACCCGAGTAGCGGGTTTGCCGGCGGTGACGGCGCGCCGCACGCCGGCACCCATGCGCTGACCAAGGACGCCGGCGCGAACTTCCCGACCGTGCTGGCAGCGCCCGGCATCTACGGCCGCGACATCAGCCAGAACAAGAGCGGCGCCGTGCAGGCGTACCGCGGCATGGACCTGTCAAGGCTGGGAATCGGCGACAACGGGCCGTTCACCCTCCATCACCGCTACCGGGCGCCGTCGGCTTTCACGACCACGTCGGTACGCGCCATCGCCCGCTATTCCAACGCCAGCGGCGTAAAGATCACGCTGTCGACCGTTGAATCAGCCGATGGCTATGTGTGCTTCTTCTGGATATTCGGCGAACATACGTCCTTCCCCGTCGTCTCGGCGCGCACGGCTGAAAATCTGCGCGTCCCGTTCGGCTCGATCGTCGACCTGTACATGGTGCGCGACGGAACCACCGTCAGCGTCTACGTCAACGACGTGCTGGCTGTTGCCGGCACGTCGAACAGCCTGAATACCGGCGGCGGACCATGGACCGGCGCGTCGTCCGGCACCTATCACGGCTATGCCGGCAGCTCCACCAGCGACCTGATCCTGATCGACGATACGGTATGGAACCGGGCACTGAGCCAGGCCGAAGTCATCCAGCACCGGCGCGACCCATACGCCGGCTACGACAACATGGCCGTGGTGGCGCCGGGCATCAAGATCACCGGCCCGGTGCCGAATGCAACCGTCAACAGCGAAGGGTTCCTGGTTTCCGGCACTTATTCCGGCAGCACGCCGACGAGCATCCAGGCGCGCTTCAAGGGCGGAACTTGGGTAACGCTGGTGGCCAGCCCGTCGGGCGGCAGCTTCTCCGGGACGATGCCGGCCACAACGCCATCGACCGGCCTGCTGGAAGTGCGCTATTCGAACAACACGTCCCTGGTCGACAGCATCACCGTCACGACCGCGCCGCCCAGGCCGAGCGTCAGCGTGGCGACACAAGACCCGCCCGACGGCCAGAACGTCAGCCTGTCGATCGCCTTCCAGCGCGCCAGAACGCTGGTGGTGGACCTGGTGGCAAAAGGCGATGGCGCCGTCAGCCGCTCGCTGACCGTGACGCCAAGTTACAGCGTCAATGCCGCCACCGTGCCGGCGCAGTTTGAAGCGGTGGCGCCGGGCAAATACGATGTCGTCGTCACGGCAACGAACGAATCGGGCGATGTCACGGCGAACGGTACGCCGTTTTCCATCATGGGCGTGGCCGGCGGCGGCTCCGGCCCTGGCACCGCCCCGAACGCCGTAGCGCCCGGCGCCCCGTCCAACGTCACGGCTACCGCCGGAAACGGCATTGTCAGGGTGTCGTTCACCGAGCCGGCCAGCAACGGCGGCGCGGAAATTACCGGCTACCGCGTCACCGCCTCGACCGGCCAGGTGGCAACCGGGCAGGCCAGCCCGATTCCGCTGAATGCCCCGAACGGCGCGTCGCTGACCGTTACCGTGGCCGCTGAAAACGTCGTCGGCTTCGGTCCCGAGTCGGCACCTTCCAACCAGGTTACGCCCGCCCCTGGCGTGCCCGGCGCGCCGCGCAACGTCTCCGCGTCGGCCCTCAACGGCGCCATCCTCGTCAGCTTCCTGCCGCCCCTCTCCGACGGCGGTTCTCCTGTCATCGAATACCGCGTCACCACATCGGACGGCGAGACGGCCAGCAGCAGCAGCAGCCCGATCGTCGTCGAGGCTGGAGACGGCACGGTAGTGACGGCAACCGTCGTTGCCATCAACGCCAACGGTCCGGGGCCGGCATCCCTGCCGTCGCAGCCGGTCACGCCGGGCAGCGCGCCAGACGCCCCGACCGACGTGACGGTGCAGGCGCGCAACGGTTATGCGCTCGTGTTCTTCACCGCGCCCGTCAACGATGGCGGCTGGCCTGTCAACTCGTTCCGCGTGACTGCATCAAGCGGACAAACGGCAGAGGGGAAGGACAGCCCGGTACGCATCAACCTGCCGCGCGACGTTGCCGCCACGGTGACGGTCGTTGCCATCAATGAAGTCGGCGCCAGCGAGCCGTCGGAGCCATCGGAATCGTTCACGCCGCGCGCGCCGTTTGTGCGCTTCCGGCTGACCCAGTTCGTAGGCGGCGTCAAGGTGCCGATCCCGAACCTGGCGGGCCTGCGCTATGCGTGGTTCGACCAGCCGACGCTGGATCTGATCGGAGCGCCGACCGATAAGGGGGCAACGGAGACAACGGATGCGAACGGCGAAATCCTGATCCCGCTGCCGAATTCAAGCCTTTGGGTCGGCGACATCGGACGCCTCGATGTGAGTGATGACACCGGCAACCCGGCGATCAATCACAAAGCGTTTTCCGGCCCGGTGGTGGTGGAATAATGGACCGCCTGTTCCTGCCCAACCGCAGCGGCGACGACGCGGTATTCGTTGACCAGGGCCTTGTCGACAACGGCGGCGGCCCGGCCAATGCGCCGCCCTTCCTCGCCGGCGAACTGACCGCACCCGTTGTCGGCACCAACAGTTTTACGCTGGCGTGGCCACCGGCGACCGATGATGTCGGTGTCGCCACTTACGAAGTCAGCCTGGACGGTGGCGCAACATGGGGCGACGTGGGCAACGTTCTCAATGCCACGTTTGGCGGGCGCCAGCCGGCGACCACGTACCAGACCCGCGTGCGTGCGCGCGACAGCGGCAATCTCGTATCGGCCGCGCTGGCGCTGGCCGTCATCACGAAAGCGATCATCAATCCGCCCGACGAGGTGGAAACGGCGGCGCGCTTTGCACGGCCCTATGCCGACGTGGCAACAGGCAACTGGCTGCCGTCGCAGGCCGGCGCCACGCTGGCGTCGATGATCGACGAGCCGAATCCGAAAAGCAGCGATTTTATTTATGCGCCGGAACCGAACCCGAATGCTTATTGCGAGATCCGGCTGGGGCCAGTAAAAGATCCGGAATCGAGCGCAGGCCAGAAGGTGCGTTATCAGGTATGGGACGAAGGCGCCGGGGGCATGGTCGTCAGGCTGATGCAGGGCGCGGCCATGATCGCCAGGTGGGATCATCCGGTGCTGCCGACGACGCCGACCGAGTTTGCGCAGGCACTGACGCCGATCCAGTGCGACAGCATCACCGACTACACCGATCTGCGCCTGCGCTTCGAGGCTCAATAAATGGCCGCCCGCATCGGCTTTGCCGTATTCGATGCGCTGGCGCCGACGCCGAAGATCGGCTGGGCCGAGTTCGATACCCGGCCGTCGCGCCCGTGCGTCGGCTGGGCCGAGATGGACGTGCGCGCCAATCCGAACGACAACCACGACGACGAGGCCGAAGCGATCGTCAGCGGCGGCCGCGTGCGCCGCACCAGTGCGGCAAGAGTGGCGACGGTTGCCAAAATTTCGCCGCAAGCGGAGGCAAGCCCTTATCATAGTCGTGCTTACGAGCAAGACGCGCGCGCCGCGCTCGACCTCGACGACGAAGAAATCACCCTCGCATTCCTGATGGAGCTTGCCCTGCATGTCTAAATTCGATTCCTGCCTCGTGTCGCTGAACCTGCGCGACGCCGTGCCCGCCGATGCGCTGCGCGCCACCGCCAAACAGTACCAGGAGCAGCAAGGCATGTCCCCAGGCGCGGCCATGCAGCGCGCCGTCGAAGAACAGCTGCAGATGGCGCAGATGGAAAGGGCGGGCATCGTCAAGACCGTGCGCGGGCAATGGGAAGCGCAGGGCGGGGCGAAAAAAGTGCCAGAATTGGCACCGGCACCAGCACCAGTTGCAGCACCAGTGGCGGCGGAACAACCCGCCGAGCCGAAGCCAGCGCCGGCAGATACTGCGCCAGCACCAAATGAAGAAGCGCCAGCTGAACAGCCAGCGCCGCCAGCCGCGCCGAAGAAGGCAGAGCAGATCGTGACGACCGCCGACGGCAAGCAATTCAAGTCGAGCGACGCAAAGCTGGTCGGCAGTGCAAAGACAATTCGCAGCCGTGACGTGAACAAGCCTGCTGTCGTTGGCGAATTCCCTGTTTTTGTTGAGCAGTCCGGAAATTACCGCCTGTTCACCTACAACAAGAAAATCACGGCCATTGAAGACCCGAATGCGCCCGCACCTGCTGCTGAAGAAAAACCCAAAGCACCAGCCCTACAAGCGCGAGACAAGAAAATCGCGCGCAAGGACGTGGAAAGCACGGCGCAGGGCATGCTCGCTACGGCCAAGGAAAACAAGGCTGCCGCCTACAAGCAGGTCAAGAAACTGCGCGAGCAGATCAAGGCCGATCCGCTGGGCGCGGGCAGCCTGCGCCTGGATCTCATCAAGGCAGAATCGCGCTGGAAGGAATTCCAGCAGATGGAGCGCGACGCCAACGCCAAGATCGACGAGGATTCGCTGCGCGCCAGCCTGACCGACACCCGCACGATCGAGGTCGACGGCGTGCGCCGCCCGATCAGGAACAGCCTGGGCGAACTGGTGGCGCCGGACTTCATGGCGCAGGTCGAATTCTGGAAGAGCTACACCGGCCCGGTCGACGAGAAGGGGCGCCCGATCGTCGAACCGGGCGAGGACACGCGCGCCGCAGGCGACAGCATCGCCAGCGACATCGACGGCCAGGTGGCGCAGGTCATCCGTGACGGCACGACGGTCGACAAGTTGCTGGCGCTGATCGAGTCCGAATCGAGCGACGCCGCGCAGCGCGACCTGGCCGCGGCCCTGCGCCGCCAGAACCTGAAAACGACGATCGAATTCGGCACGCCGAGCGGTCAATACGTCAGCGGCAGCGCCGAGCAGGCGAACGGCGCCTATCGCCAGTCCGACGACACTGCGTTCGTCGGCAAGGAAGTCGGCGCGGTGCAGACGGCGCTGCATGAACTGACCCACGCGGCCACGCTGCGCGCACTCGGCCGCGGCGGTCTGGCGGCGCGCCAGATCAAGGAACTGCACAAGTACGTGGCCGCCATGCCGAGTTTTGAGGGCTACTACGGCATCACCGATCCGGAAGAATTCATCACCGAAGCATTGACCAGCCCGAGTTTTCGCCAGCAGTTGGCCGACACGCCGGCGCCGGGAACCAAGCTATCGGTCTGGCAGAAGCTGGTCGGCATCGTGCGCATGCTGCTGGGCATGCCGGCCGCGCGCGAGAACGTGCTGGCGCGCGTCATGGCGATCACGCCGGACCTGTTCGCCGAGAACCGCGCCACCGGGCCGATCGGAGAGAGCGGCTTGCGCGCATCGATGCCGAGCCGCCTGGCGGACGCGATCGGCAACGGCTTGAGCGCGGCCACGCTGACCGACCTGCCGAAGATGGCGGCGAACCGCCTCAAGGATTTCCGCAACGTGGGCCTGCAGTTCCTGGGCAGGCGCCAGCTCGTTGACCTGTACGCAGACCAGTTCGACGGCGTCAAGGGATCGACGCTCGCGCGCTACAGCGACCTGATGCAGCAGATGGACGCGGATAAAAACGAAGCCGGCGCCGAGGCCGACGGCATCGCCGACCGCTGGGGCAAGCTGGCCGACGCCGACAAGCTGGCCGACCTGATGCACGATTCGACCCTGGCGCAGATCGACCCGGCCAAGGATTACGTGGCCGGCGACGACCGCGCCGCGCACAAGGCATTGCAGGCCCGGCTGGCGGTGCTGTCGCCGGACGCGCGCGCGATCTACGCCGAGGCGCGCGACGCCTACCACAAGCACTGGATGAAGGTCCGGGCCGAGATCCGGAGCCGCATCGAGCGCGCCATGCCCGACAACGCGCGCCGCGCCAAGCTGCTGGAAAAGATGGACGCCACGTTCTACGAAAAAGTCAAAGGCGTCTACTTCCCGCTGGCGCGCTTCGGCGACTACGTCGTCTCCGTGACTGACCGCGACGGCACGCGCCTGTCCGTGAACTTTGCCGAGACGACCAACGAGGCAGAAGCCCTGCGCCGCGAACTGGTGAAGAAATTCCCGGCCGCCGACGGGCATGTGGTGTCGAAAATCACGAAGAAGAAGGAATTCAACGCCGGCCGCGACGCGGTCTCGCGCGGCTTCATGCAGGAACTGTTCGGCGTGCTCGACCAGTACGACGGCGCCGAGGAACTGCAGGACGACATCAACCAGCTGTACCTGCAGTCGATGCCGGACCTGTCCTGGACCAAGCACGGCATCCACCGCAAGGGCACGCCCGGCTTCAGCCAGGACGCGCGCCGCGCGTTCGCGCAGAATCTGTTCCACGGTGCCCGGTATCTGGCGAAACTGCGCTACGGCGACCGCCTGGCCGACTTCCTCGACGAAATGCAGGACCATGTCGATTCGCAGGCAGCGAACGCTGATTACGATTCCGTGCGCGCGCAGCAGGTGGTCGACGAAATGAACAAGCGCCACGACGCCTATATGAGTCCGCAGGGGAACAGTCTGTCGAACGCGCTCACATCGGTCGGCTTCCTGTTTTACCTGGGCCTGTCGCCGGCGTCGGCGGTCGTCAACCTGACGCAGACGCCGCTCGTCACCCTGCCGATGCTGGCCGCCAAGCACGGGTTCGCAAAAGCGTCCGCCGCGCTCTTGACTGCTGCAAAGCAGACCGCCGGCGCCAAGAACGACATCAGCAAGGTATTGCAAGGCGACGAGCTGCGCGCCTACCAGCAGGCGGTCGACGCCGGCGTGATCGACGTATCGATGGCGCACGACCTGGCCGGTATCGCCTCGGGCGACGACACCAAGGCGCACGGCAAGCTGCGCCCGGTGATGAAGTGGGCGTCGTTCATGTTCCACCACGGCGAGAAATTCAACCGCCAGGCATCCCTGCTCGCCGCCTACCGCCTCGCGCGCGGCGCCGGCATGGCGCACGACGCGGCTTATAAATCGGCCGTTGACGAGGTCTATGCATCCCACTTTGATTACTCCAGTGGAAATCGAGCGCGTGTCATGCAAGGTCCAGTTGCTCGGGTTGTGTTGTTATTTAAGCAATATGCCCAGAATATGACATACACGCTTGTACGTAACGCGGTGCTGGCGGCCAAGGGCGACAAGGTGGCGCTGCGCACCCTGTCGGGCCTGCTGCTGTCGCACGCGATGGCGGCCGGCGTGCTGGGCCTGCCGGTGGTGGGCACGCTGCTGTCGGCGGCCACGCTGATCGGCGGCGATGATGATGAACCGTGGGATGCGAAGATCGCGCTGCGCAATTACATCGCGGACCTGATCGGGCAAAAGCCGGCCGAGGTGATGATGCACGGCTTCTCGCGCCTGACGCCGTTCGATATTTCGGGCCGCGTGGGCCTGGACAAGCTGATCCTACCGGACGTGCAGGAAGGGCTGGAAGGGGCGCGCGCGGCCGAGTCGTGGATGACGGCGGCGCTGGGGCCGGTGGCCGGTATCGGCCTGTCGGCGGCCAAGGGCGCGGCCAACATCGCACAGGGCAACTACCTGCGCGGGCTGGAAGACATGATGCCGGTGTCGGTGCGCAACCCGATCAAGGCGCTGCGCCTGAACGGCGAAGGCGTCAAGGACAAGACTGGCATTCCGATCCTGGACGACACCAGCGCGATCGAGGAAATCGGGCAGCTGATCGGTTTTTCTCCCTCGCGCTCGCGTGAGGCGATGGAAGGCAAGTCGGCGGTGTACCGCGCCGAGCGCGTGCTGACCGACAGGCGCCAGGCGCTGGTCGAACAGTGGGCGCATGCGCGTATGGCGGACGACGAGGAAGGCGCGGCCGAAGTGTGGGAGGCAGTGCAGAAGTTCAACGCGAAGAACCCGGGCCGCCGCATCACGATGCCGTCCCTGGTGCAGAGCCTGCGCAACCGCAACAAGCGCATTCGCGAAGCTGAAGACGGCGTCTACCTGCCGAAGAAGCACGCCGATGTGCGCGACCTCGGCAGGTTTGCTACTGCTGGCGATTAAATCACCATTCAGCGCGTGGCAGCAGGCGCGCCGTCATGGTTTCGGTGTCGAGTTCGAACTGGCCGTAGTCGCCGTATTCGAAGTATTTTTCGCAGAACTCGTCGCGCTCCTTTTCCATGCGGGGCGTGATGTCGTCTTCGTCATCCGGTAGCGGGTGGGCCGCATTCAGGACTTCGTGGATATTGTCGGGGTCTTTGAACTGGAACCGGATTTTCATGGGATTTTTCCTGTTGTTGTGCCGCGCAATTCGGGGCGCGGCTTCCCGATAACACAGGTAAGGCGCCCGGCGATTTCCCCCGAAATTCTGAGCGGTTGATGGATTAACCACTGCCGAGCGCCTTACTTGTGCCGCGCCAGAAGGCGCGGTGCTGCTGCGTCATTAAAATCTGTCCGCCTCGCGCAAAACAATGCGATCTGATCCACCGCCCGGCTTAAATTTGAAAATCGCGTTGCCGTTCTCGGCCAGCACGGCAATGCGCACCTCGCAACAGATCAATGCTTCAAGCTCAGGGCCAAGCTCGTCTTCAAACAGCGACAACTCACCGCCCGACCAGCCCGCGCCGCATTTGCCGGCGATGACCGGGATTTCGGTTCCACTCTTGTCCCATTGCGGGATTATTGTGCTGCACAGGTATTTTTCGCGGCCAAGAAGAACGCTCTTGGCGGCTTCAAAGCACTTGCTGCAGTAGATGTATTCGGTAACGAAAGATCCGCGTTCAGACATTTTTACCTCCTTCAAGCGTGGCGCGCGCAGCCCGCTCCATGAAGCCCGGCAGCTCGTTGCCGTCCTGCGCATAGCCGTGGATCGTGCACAGCCTTTTTGCCGCCAGTACGATGGGGGAGTCGGGGCGCACCGGCGAGGGCTGGCCGCGGCGCACTTCTTCCGGCATCGCTGCATACTGCGCCGCCAGGCCCGCGATCACGCGCACGATGTCCATCGGATTATCAGAAAATACTTCGATCTCGGCAGGGGTGGTATTCTGTTGATTCATTGTCGTCTATCTCCGGTAGAGTTTGGGGTAAGGCATTCGGGTGCGGTCCTGTAGCGGTTCCGCACCCATTTTTTTACTTCGGCGTCCAGCCCGGCACATTCAGGCGCACGACGGTGCGCAAGCAGTCAGCAGCAACCGGCATCGATTCATGCAGTAGCGTGACATTGCCGGCGTAGGCGATCCCGGCTTGCATCGGCACCGCAATCAGGCTTTTGGTGTCGATGTGGCGGCAGTCGCCACCCTCGCCCGGCACGCCGTCGAATTCGCCGATGAAGGCGCGCGCAGCAGCTACATCCGACGCCAAAATGATAGCCTCGGCATCCGCATAGGCTCCATTCTTCCAGCGTCCGCTACCCGTATCCCATGCGCCCGGCCCGGCGACGTGCCGGCCATCGCCGTGCGCCTGTATCGACGGCAGCCAGTAGCCATCGATGTGCACGCCAGGGCGGCGGTGGCTGGCGCCGGCGCGCACCGTGCTCTGGTCGATCATCAGGTAAATCGGGCCGGGCGCATCAACTTCGCGCAGCATGGCATCGACGGTCGGCTGCCAGCGCACCAGCGATTCCGGCAGTCCGCCGCGCTGGGTGAATTCGCGCATATAGACGCGCTCGCCGATGTGTTGCGCGAAAGGCACAGGTCCCATGGTTTTCAAAATGCTTTGCATATTTCCTCCGTTATTCATTCCAAGATAAGGCCAAGCTGCTGAGCAGCATAGGCATAGGTGCACTCGATCAGTTCCGCCATCTGTGCGGTGTCGAGTTCGCTGGACTTCGCCGTCAGTTCGGGAAACGGATCCGGCCAGCCGTTCGCATACGCTTCGATGCGCGCTTCGCGGCAATACTTGGCTAGGAACCATCTTTTCCAGGCTTCGCGCGTAATTACCTTCTTCCACGGCCCGATCATGCGCGCGCCGGCCACCTCGCCCACCAGCGCGGAAAACTTGCGGTTTTGGGCGGGTGTGCGTTGCATGGATTACTTGCCTTCGCCGGCGTCGAGTTCGTCGAGCAGGTCCGACACCAGTTCCAGGATCGCGGCGCTGTCGCGGGTGGCATGCAGGTCGATCACCGCGCCGCGCAGTTCGGCCAGCGCCTGGCTGTCGTCCAGTTGCACCGCTGGCTCGGCTGGGGCGCGAAATTCCGGCGCGAAGTGCTGGCATGGCGGCGAGAACGTGACGACATCAGGCGTCACCAGCGCCGGTGCTGGCGGTGCTTCCCACGCCGTCGGCGTCGGCATGTCCGCCAGCAGGTCTTCCAGGATCGGCAGCGCTGCGTCGCGCACCATCGCCGCCATGGCCGCCATCGTGCCGTAGGTGCCCGGTTCGAATGCGCGCACCTTGTTGATTGCCGCCTGCAGCGATTCGCGGGTGCGCTCGCCGGTCGCCTGCAGCGCGTCGGCCATGGCCTTGATCTCCATGATCTCCTGCATCTGCTGCTGCTGGCGCTGGACGGCGACCTGTTGCGCGGCCAGTTCCTTCGCCTGTGCTTCGGCAGCTTCGCGGTCGAGGCGGGCCTGACGATCACGCTCGGCCTTTTCTTCGGCGGCGATGCGCTCGCGCTCGGCCTGCTCGGCTTTCAGGCGCGCCAGTTCCTGGCGGTCGGCTTCGGCCTGGCGGGCGGCGGCTTCGCGGCCAAGCGCTGCAGCGTGCAGCTGGTTCAGTTCTTCGATCGAGGTGTTCAGCGCGCGCACCGCGTCTTCAAGATATTCCTCGTACATGGCAGGGTCCAACCGCTTTTCGACCAGTTCCTGCACGGTAATCGCCAGCGTTTCCGAATCGGCTTGCGCGTATTTCATCGGCAGGCCGCGGATCGAGGCAAGGCGGGATTCGATCTGCTCGACGCGCACGCGCTCGGCTTCGATCTTCTGGCGTTCGATCTCGGCCAGGCGTTGCGCTTCCTGCTCGATCGCCAGCGCGTGCCGGTCTTCGTGCTCGCGCACGTCCGTTTCCAGCTTCTTGTATTCGGTATCGAGCAGCTTGCCGATCTCGACGATCGGCGCCTTGCGCTCCTTGCGGATGTTCTCGGCCGTGGTGCGGATCTTGGCGAACTGCTTTTTCAGATCCTTCGCAGTCGCCATGCCGGCCGGCGTGGTGATGTCGTAGTTTGCATCCTTCGCGGCCCGGCGCTTGAGCGTGGTCAGCTCCTTGCGGAAGGGCGCGAATACCTGGGCGACGAATTCGGGCGCGTCGATGTTGACCAGCGCCTGGAACTGTTCGGTCACGACGGTGATTTCGCCGTCGATGGTTTTGCCGTCGTCGGCTGGATTCAGGTCTGTGTTGTTGGTAGCGGTTTGCATTGTCGTTTCCTTATTTATTGTGGGTGGCTTTGATGTCTCGCACGGCGATGTTCACTTCGGCGAGGAATTTTTTTACTTCGACTTCCAGGTAATCGATGTATTTCTGATCGCGCTCGATCACTTGGTCATACAGGTCGTATGGCGCCGGGAAATGCTCGTCATACGACAAAAACGCGATCCACTTCCGTTCCAGCACGAGCAGATTCCCCATTACTTGCGGCCGGTGCTCTTCCGGCATGCCCTTGGCCAGCGTGCGCGCATGGATGGCCGAATTAAAAGGGCTTTTTGATTCAATTGCCCCGTCTTCGCCAATCAGTCCGTCGCTGGAGCAGCCCAGCCACTTGATCCGGTCGTGCAAAGCGAAACCGACTTCGCGTACTAGGTTGCCGCTGCGGATCTGGTACGCCAGGCGCGATTTCGGTTCGGACAGGTGGCCCCACTCCTTCGCTCGTCCGCCGCCGTCGCGCCGCGGACCGCCCATCAAGCGCTCGCCCACCAATTCCCACAGATAGGCTTCACGGGTTTGCTTGCTGCCGATGACGTCGACGAAACGGCTGGCGGTAGCGTGGCCTGCCCTGTAGGAAAACCAAGCATCCGAACCCTGCGGTGCATCGAGAAAGCGCGGCATTACTTGGGCACTCCGTCGATTTTGTCGGCGCGCGCCTGCAAGTCGCCGAGGTGAGGCCCGAGTTGCGTGCGCTTGGCTCCGTTCAGACCTTTCCAGAACACGCCAAATTGCTCACGGCCAGCATCCGCCGCAACACGCGCCTCAACCAGCAGTTTTGTCGGTTCGGGATCGCTATGCACTGGAGGCTCGTTGATGTCGACCAATCCCTCGCCGCCGTCGGTGTTCAGGTGGTGGATCGCCTGCTCCAGCCGACCCGAGCCGCGCGGCCAGGTTTTCGCCGCCTGCTTGATGACGGTCTTCTTAATCATTTCGCCGGCGTCCGTCACCCATGGGCATTTCTTGGTTTCGTCCTTGACGTAAGCCTTCCACGACTCGGAGCGGTCGCGGATCGCATGCACTTCCTCAAGCCCCATTTCATGCGTCAGGAAGTCACCGTCGACCGTCTTCACGACCACATACACGCCGATGATCTGGCCGCGATCGAGCGCGCTGGCGAATGCCTTGTACTTGTGCACGGGCGGCTTGTCGATACCCTGGCTTTCGTATTCGTCGTTCTCGCGCACCAGCTTGGCCTGCGCCCAGCGGATCGAACCGGATTCGACAGCCAGGTCGATCAGACCCATGTAGCTGATGTCCAAGCAGATGGCCGTGTCGGCGCCTGCCTTCGGTCGGCGTGGCACGAGATACGCCTGCTTCTTCGCCGGGTTCAAGCTGATGCCGATGGCCGCGATGTTCTTCACGGCGTTGACGACGGACTGCTGATTCTTCATCGCGGTCGTCAGCATGTAGCTGTTGCCCTCGATGATCTGCATGGCGAACTCGGCTTCACGGCGGAAGTTGATGCTCTGGTCGACCAGCACTTCGTTGAACTCGCGCTCGACACCGTAGACAATCTTGCCGATGACTGCGATCGGGGTTTCTTGCTGTTTCATGTTGCCTCCTTATTTTCCTGTGGGACGTGGCTCCAGTTTTTACCTTTAACCGCTCTGTATACGGTCATCGTTGTCACGCCAAATTCTTTTGCTAGCGCGGCATACGACAAGCCGTCTAGCCGGCGCTTTCGTAGATTCTTAACATCCGATTCAGTCAATTTCGACCCAGGATGCCGTTCGCCCTTGTGGTCAGTCCCATGCAATGCCTTATCGGCATGGTTGTTTGATCGAGTGTCCCAGCGCAGGTTAGAAATCCGGTTGTTAGCCCTATCGCCGTCGCCATGGCAACCTTCCATCCCTTCTGGCGCCGGCCCGACGAAAGTAATGAGCACCAGATGGTGGACATAGCGCGTTACGGTTTCTACCTGATTGGTAAGGCGAAGCGAAAAATATTTGTTCTTGATTCCCAGCGCTGGCTTCATTACCCGGCCAGCTTGCAAATATTGCTTACCCGTCTTTTGACGAACAGTGCGAGAAAGGCTGCGAATCCGCCCATGCGTACTTGCTTCATAAAACTGCTCAAGACCGGGAATCGCTTTCCATACCTCTTCCAACTCCAAGTTCGGCGCCGCATCGTCCTTCACATCCATTGTCGTGCTCCCTGTTTGTTTGACTACGGAATCCATCGTGCCACATATCGGCTGTTGTTTGCAAGTCTTTTTCTTGCAAGTTGCATGTTGACGACGGAGCGATGACGCTCTAGTATGGAGTCACTTTCACACGGAGACCCACATGGACGACGAACTGCAGAAGATTATCAAGCGGCTGAACGAAGCGAAGGAGCAGCGCGGGCGTCTGACGCGCATCGCCAGCGACAGTGGCATCAGCTACCGCACCATCTACGCCGTCATGACCGGCGCGAAGCCGAGCTTGGGCACGGTCGAGAAATTGACCGCGCATTTCAAGAAGGTCGACAAGAAGCTGGCGAAGGACGGTGCCTGATGGCGCGCGCGGACTACAAGTTCACCAGCAAGCGCGCCAAGATCCAGATGCGGCGCATTCAGCGGGCGCTGGCCGGTGGGGAGTGGTTATCCTCGGACCAGCTCGGCGCCAGGATTTGCCTCGATCCGTCGATGGTAGTTCGCTACCTGGCCCACATGCGCCAGGCGCCGCGCTCGGTGTTCATCGCCGACTGGCCTCTGGTCGGGCAGGTCCGCACGCCGGTTTATGCGCTCGGCGACAGCGACGACGCGCCGCGCCGGCGCAAGACGAATAAGGAAAAATGGGATGAAGTGCGCAGCGACCCGGCGCGCTATGCCGGCATTCTGGAGCACCGCGCAAAGGCCAAGGTAACGCGCATCCGCCCGGCGAAAACCGACATCAAGCGCGACCGCCGCCACTATGACCCGCCACTGCCGCAACAGGTCAGTGACTTCGTGGCCGAGCATCCAGGCTACACGACGGCAATGATCGTCGGGGCGCTCGGCGCGAACGAACGGGCCGTCAAGTACGCACTGACGATGCTGCGCGCAGATGCGGACATCGCGATCAGTGGCAAGGTCGGCGCCGCGCCGCGCTGGGAATCGCTGCGCAAGCCGCCAGTAAAGCACGCGCCGACGGTCACGAGGCCGCAGGACATCTTCGCAGCGCTGGGCCTGTGATGGCACCACTACTCAAGGAGTAAAACATGGACAACAACAAGATGCCCCTGAACGTCCTGATCGCCTGCGAATCGTCCGGCATCGGGCGCGACGCTTTTATCAGGGCTGGATGCCGGGCCATGTCGTGCGACCTGCTCGATACTGAAAGACCGGGGCCGCACTACAAAGGCGACGTGCGCGATGTGCTGATCGATGACTACTGGGACATCATCATCGCCCACCCGACCTGCACCCGTCTGACCAATGCCGGCGCGCGCTGGCTGATCGAGCCGCCGAAAAAGCTGGCACCGTGGCAATACCCGGCCGCGGTGGTGGCTGCATATGCCAGCATGTCGCGCGACCAGCGGCTGGCGTTCATGTGGGACGAGCTGCGCCAAGGCGCCGAGTTCTACAAGCTGTTCAAAAAGGTCAGGGCAAAGAAGGGCAAGGCGATCGAAAACCCGATCATGCACTGCCATGCACGCGAACTGATTCAGCCGGGTCCGCGCCAGATCGTGCAGCCGTGGTGGTTCGGTGAAGAGGCGTTCAAGGCAACCGGATTTGAGCTGGACCGCCTGCCGCCGCTGGTGGCGACGAACCGCCTGACACCGCCAAAGCCGGGCACGCCAGAGCACAAGAAATGGTCGGCCGTGCATCTGGCATCGCCCGGCCCGGAGCGCTGGCGAGATCGCAGCCGCACCTTTCATGGCATCGCCGATGCCATGGCGGCACAGTGGGGAAATCCCAATGCAGGCAACCTGCCTGCACAACTGAACCTGCTGGAGGCAGCATGATAAAGCAGAAACTTGATCGACCCGAGTTCTGGCTTCTGGTACGGCGCTTTTCCATGGCGCCCGAAGGTGATGAGCGGGAACAGAGGAAGGCCGCCATTCTCGATTTCATCGCCGATACTGCTGCTGATCCGGCGCCAGCACAGGCGTGCGACAAACGCCCGGCGCTGACGGACCGGCAGCGGGAAGTCTTCGCTTTCCTGTTCCGGTACATCCGCGACAACGCCATGGCACCGACTCACCGCGAAATCGCGGACGGACTCGGTTTCAGATCGGCCAACGCCGCACAGGACCATCTGCTGGCGCTGGAGCGCAAGGGCTACATCACACTGGGCCACGGCCGTGCCCGCGCAATCAGAATGCGACCGTAATCTAGGCGCCGCTCAACCAGGGCGGCGCCCCATATAGACAATAAGGAGAAAGACAATGCAGACGAAAGACTTGACCGGCGAGTTGCTGAATTATTGGGTGGCGCGGGCGCTGGGATACCGATTCTGGAAAGAAACGCGCGGCATGCGCGAGTCCTATACGCTGTGCGTGCAGCAGCCTCCTGGCGCGCGTGAACCCTGGAGAGGAAGGCGCGACTGGGAGGCGCAGAAGGAGCGCTACACCGAAGCGTTGACGTTCGCCGACATCCAGATCGGATTCTTCGGAGATGGCGTGCCGAATTTCTCGACCGACTGGGCGCAGGGCGGGCCGATCATCGAGCGCGAGCGCATACAGTTGATGCCGTGGCGGCCGGAATTGGGGAATGTGGCTAGTTGGAGTGGTAGGACGCTAGACAGCTGGCAAGAAAGCGCGGCTACCCCGCTGGTGGCCGCCATGCGCGCCTACGTGGCCAGTAAATTCGGCGACACCGTGCCTGACGAAACCGGGAGCGCAGCATGAGCCGCCGCTACGGGCGCAACCAGCGCCGCCGCACATGAAAAGGTCGCCGATCCAGCCCGGCACCAATGGCTTGAAGCGCTCGCCCATGGCGCGCGGCACCGCCACGCTGGCCAGAACGCCGATTAAGCGCGCGGCCACGCCGAAAGCCGCACCAGTGGCCGAGGTCAAGCAGCGCGCGCCAAAAAAGCGCAGCCGCGGCTTGAAGGGCCGCGCGCCGACGGCGGCAGAACGCGCCTTCATGGACCGGGCCGGCCAGGTGCCGTGCATGGCGTGCACGAAGGACGGGCGCGAGAACCGCCACATCAGCCTGCACCACGTCGACGGCAGGACCAAGCCGGGCGCGCATTTCCTCGTGCTGCCCCTGTGCGGCCCGCACCACCAGCCGGACGACACCGACCCGCTGGAGCGCGTCAGCCTGCACGGCGCCAAGAAGATATTCGGCCAGATGTACGGCACCGAGCAGCAGATGCTGGCCGAGCTGTATGCGCTGCTGGATTTCTCGCCGCCAGAAGGGTAGCGGAACCCTTCGCTAACCCTTTCGATACCCTTCTAAGCCCCTTTGATGGGGCTTTTTCATTTCAACGACCGTTGACCGACCGTTGACTCCTCGTTGAACGGTCGTCCGAAATTTGTCCACAATCTGCCCGATTTTTGTCCCAACTTTTGATTTATAGCTTTTTGATATAAATCAGAATAGTTATAGACAGAAATAGACATGGCGCAACTTTGGAAACTTCTTTACTATTCACCCGTTGATGTGGCAGCATTGACAGATACCGAAGCCCTATAAGCTTCGGCGTTTTTCTTGGGTTGAATCCCAGATCGCTGCCACGATGAAAAGCGCCGAGACTTATAGGGCTTTTGTCATTTCTGCCGCATCAACTACCGACTGCCTGGGAACGCAAGCACCAGGGGCATCGGGGGAACTGGGTACTGTGGGCAAAGCATGGGAAGCACCCAATGAGGCGTCGAAGTTAGCACCTCACATGCGCAAGGCTGACGGGTCATAGCGATTCCCCACAGGAACGTTTATGTGAAGGCTCGGGCTAAGTCTGAGTCTCGCTCAAGCCCCTTAGGAATACGTACTTGCTTGATTCACCTGAAACATTAACTTATTGGCAGATAGGAGTCGTGATGAATCAAATGGCAATACATCAGACAGAAAAAACCATGACCAGCCGAGAAATCGCCGATCTGGTCGAATCGCGGCACGACAAGGTCAAACAAAGCATCGAGCGTTTGGTAAAAAGCGGCCTCATCAGTGATCCCCCATTGGGGGAATACCTCGATACTTTGGGGCGTCCAGCAGGGGAGTATCGTTTGTGCAAACGAGACTCCTATGTCGTCGTCGCGCAACTGTCGCCCGAGTTCACTGCGCGCCTGGTCGACCGCTGGCAAGAGTTGGAGGCAAAAACGTCCCATAACCTAGAGTTATCGACTCTTCAACTTCTGGAAATGGGCGTGCAGTCCGAACGCGAGCGTATCCGGCTGGCGGCTGAACTGGAGGCGGCCAGGCCTGCGCTGGACTTCGTCGACCGTTACGTGGACTCGACCGGATCGAAAGGATTCCGTCAGGTCTGCAAGCTGCTCAAGGCGAAAGAGGGAGATTTCCGCGCCTTCCTGGAAGAACGCAAAATCATGTACAAGCTGGGCGGCGAGTGGGTGCCGTATGCCGACCAGCTCGACGCCGGGCGCTTTGAGGTACGTGCCGGCACGGCAGAAGTCAGCGGCCATGCTTACAACTCTGCCCGCTTCACCCCCAAGGGCATCACCTGGATCGCGGGCGAGTGGGCAAAACATCAAATCAAGGGACAAGTATGATCGCGGTGAGGGCACAAGAAATGATCGAAATTCACACAAACGACTCGGGCGAAATCGTCATCGAGCAGGACTGTAATGTTCCAGGCGAGGCGATCCAGTACATCTCCTTCTGGCCCGAGCACGCACAGGCCATCATCGGCGCAATCAACCGCGCCGTGAACGAAGCCACTGCCCGCGCGCTGGGTGAAGAGGTGCCACAATGAGCGCCATTCCTGACTGGATCCCCGCCGAAGCCTGGGCCGGCTACGTCGAGATGCGCAAGAAGATCAAGAAGCCGATGACCGACCGCGCCATCAAGCTGCAGATCGGCGTGCTGGAAAAACTGCGCGCCGAGGGGCAGAATATTGAAGCTGTCATCGATCAGTCGGTGATGAATTCGTGGCAGGGTCTGTTCGCGATCGCGGAGCGGCGCGCAGACCCGGCAAAAACGCACCGCTCCACATTCCCGGCGCTGGGCAAGCACGGCCAGGCGACGGCCAACAACCTGCAGGACTGGCTGGAGGATTACGAAAGTGGACGATAACATCGAGGAACGGCGCCGCTTCGCCGCGCTGCTCACCGCCCTGTCCGACTATTACAAGTCGGAGATTTCCAAGGCCGTGGCCGGCATCTACTGGCAAGGGCTGAAGCAGTACGACTACGAGGCGATCGAGCGCGCCTGCTGGGCGCACACGCAACTGCCTGACGAGGCCGGGCGCTGGATGCCGCGCAATTCCGACATCATCAAGATGATCGAGGGCAGCACGGTCGACCAGGCGGCGGTGGCATGGTCGAAAGTTGAGACAGCGGTGCGCACGCGCGGCATATGGGACGACCTGATCTTCGATGACCCGCTGATCCACCGCGTCATCGCCGACATGGGCGGCTGGGTAAAGGTGGCCGGCATTCCCGACCCGAAAGACCTGCACTTCGCCGGCAAGGAATTCCAGACGCGCTACCGCAGTTTCCGCATGCGCGGCGAGCTTCCCGACTACCCGGCCAAGCTGACCGGCACCGGCAACGCGCATAACGAGGCGCACAACCTGCCGCTACTGCCGATGATTCTGGTGGGCGACCAGGAAAAGGCGAAGCAGGTATTCAAACGCGGCAACGCTGGCGCCGGCGGGCTTGTCAGGGTGAATATGGGCGATCCGATTGCCCGGCTGGCCGGCCCGCTGGTTCAGTAAATATGATGAGGCCGTTTTGCAACACGGCCTTTTATTTACCTACGTTTATATCCTTCGGATATAATAAAGATTAGCCAACAAGACCGGAGGAAAGGTGCCAACTCAGAAGGAAATCAAGGCGGCGCGCAAGGCGGTGGATATGACATGCGCGCAGGCGGCGGCGCTCGTTGGCGTCAAGCCGTTGACCTGGGCGCGCTGGGAGGGGCAGACCAGCCGCAAGACGGTCATGCCGGCGGGCCTGTGGGAGTTGTTCGTTTTGAAGACGAAACAGAAGGGCTGATCCATGGGCGAAAAGTACACCGCCCTGATCGACTGGCGCGGCCCGCGCGATGCCGAAGCGCTGGATCCGGCGGCGCTCGATTTTACCGCCAGGCCGCACGGCGCCGGATGTCGCGGCTGCCTGTTTCGCGGCCAGTGGGTAGCGGTATGCAACAAGGCCAGCGAACTGGCGGCGCGTGCCGGCATGAAGGATTGCGAGGACGGCGTGGTGTACGTGCTGGCCGTGCGCGATGATCGACAACTACAAATAGGAGAGTGACAACAATGGACAACGTAAAAAAGAAACCCATCGCCAAGCGCGAGGAAGCGGCCAACGCGGTGCTGGCCGCGATCGCCGGCACCGGCCGCCAGCTGTTTTTCAGCCCGGCGAACGAGCGCGTGGCGCGCTTCTACCTCGACGAGTTCGAGCAGGCCTGGTTCGTCGACCACCTGACCGGCATGCAGTTCGCGCCGCTGACGCGCCCCTGGATCGGCTGCAGCGTGGGCGAGAAGGGGCAAGCCCTGATCGAGGCGCTGGAGAAATTCATTCGCAAGGGCGAGCAGGTGCCGTTCGCGCACCTGCAGGAAGACTGGGGCTATGGGTCGGCGATGCCGGACCTGGTCAAGCAGCTGATGAAAACGAATGTCTTTGCAAAGGAAAACGAACATGTCGCAGCCTGATATCGCCCTGCACTTCGGCGATTGCCGCGACGTTCTGCGCACCATGGCCGATGCCAGCGTGGATGCCTGCATTACCGATCCGCCATACGGCGACACGTCGCTGGAATGGGACGTGATCGTGGGCGGCTGGCTGGCGGACGTGGCGCGCGTGCTCAAGCCGACGGCACCGATCTGGATTTTCGGCAGCATGCGTTTTCTGGCGCCGCTGTTTGCACAGATGGAAGCGCTGGGTTTCAAGTACAGCCAGGACATCGTGTGGGAGAAGCAGAACGGCACCGGATTTCACAACGATCGGTTCCGCCGCGTGCACGAACACGCCGTCATGTTCTACCGCGGCGCCTGGGCGGACCTGTACCGCGAAACGCAGTACACGCAGGACGCCACCGCCAAGACGGTTCGTCGCAAGACGCGCGCCGCGCATTGGGGCGACATCGATGCCGGCCACTACGTCAGCGAAGACGGCGGGCCACGCATGATGCGCAGCGTGCTGTTTCACCCGAACGAGCACGGCGGCGCGCTGCACCCGACGCAAAAGCCGGTCGAACTGTGCCTGCCGCTGGTGCGCTACTCGGTGCCGGCAGGCGGCGTGGTGCTCGACCCGTTCATGGGGTCGGCCAGCATCGGCATGGCCGCGCGCATTGCCGGGCGCAACTACATCGGCATGGAAACGGACGCTGACCACTTTGCTACCGCCGAGAAGCGCATGGCCGGTCCGATCGAAACCGGCAGCTATTCGCAAGACGACCTATTTGCAACCAACAAGGAAAACCAAAATGTCGCAGCCTGAAAAATTCAACGGCCTGGAAAAGATCGACCTGGCCAGCCTGGAAATGCACGCGCCGGTCGAGGTGCTGGTGACGGTCTATGTGCGCCTGCCGGGCGAGCAGATGGGCAAGCTCACCGCGATCATGCCGGTCGGGCAGATCCCGGGCCGCGCCGAGATCAAGGCCGTGTTCGACGACTTCGCCAACGCGGCCGCCGCCGGTAGCATCCCGGGTGCCCCGTTCGGTGCGCGCATGCCGACCCGCGGCGAATTCGTCTCGCACATCGTCAAGCGCGAGACGGGCGAGCCGTTCGCGATCGACCCGGACGCGAAGTATGCGCCGCTGCCGCTGGATATTCCGCGCCAGATGCTGGTGCATGCGATCTGCGGCACCGGCGTGCCCGACCAGATGACCAAGGAATACGAGGCGCGCGGGCTGACCTACATGGGCGATATGGGCTGGCACGAATGGCACGAGATGGAGCTGGACAAGCTGCCCGACGACATGCTGATGGCCATTTACCAGCGGGTGACGGCATGAGCCACCTGATTGATAACAGCGGCCTGCCGATCTTCCCGCGCGATGGCACGCGCGAGGTGTGGGAGTTGCGCCAGCAGGCCAAGGCAGTGCCGGCCAGCGCCAGCCTGATCTCGCGCCGCGAATGGTTCATCACGAACGCGCCCGAGGTGCCGAAGTGGTTCCGCAACAAGGCCGAAGGCGCGCCGCCGCCGAACCCGCCCGAGCTGCTGCCCGAGGAAGAATTGACGCCCGGCCAGCAGCAGGAACTGGCCGCCTGGACAGCCGGCGCGGCAACCGACTTCGCCGGCCTGTCCAGGCCGGTGCAGGACTTCATGGTGCGCTGGCAGCGCGTGCAAAACCAGCGCAAGGAATTCAACGCCTGGCACATGGAGAGGCGAGAGGAAAAGTGGTGGGCCTGGGCCAATTATTTCGCCGACAAGATGACCGAGGGAGGCAGCAAGTGAACGACGAAAAAGACAACGACATCGAGCTGCTGGCCGGGCAGGTATGGATGGCGCCAGACAATCCGATGCCCGCAAACGTGCTGGCGATGATGAAAGCCATGGAAGATGAGGCGCACAAGATCTGCGGAATTTGCGATGTTCCGGCGGGTCGGCCCGAATGGGCGCAGCGCGCGCTTGCCGAAACCATGCGCTTCCTGAAACCGCAGGCCGACATCGTGCGCCACCCGATCCCGCCAGAACTGAGCGAGAACACGCACGAGGCGCCGCATTATTCCGACCTGCTGCCGAAGAAGGGCGGAGTCGAGTGATGGCGCTGGCGACATTCACGATCCCCGGCCAGCCGGTGGCGAAGGGGCGCCCGAAGTTCGCGCGCCGCGGCGCCAATGTCGTCGCCTATACGCCGCAAAAGACCGCCAGCTACGAAAACCTGGTCAAGCTGGTGGCGGCGGTGGCGATGAAGGGATCCGATCCAACCGGCCGCCCGGTGCGCCTGACTGTCGCGCTGACGCTACAGGTGCCGGCGAGTTGGTCGAACAAGCGGCGCGCGCTGGCGCTGGCCGGCGCGATCCGCGCCACGAAGAAGCCCGACGCCGACAACGTCCTGAAAGGGATCAAGGACGGCTGCAACGGCATCGTCTGGCGCGACGATGCGCAGGTGGTGCGCATCGAGTTGAGCAAGGACTACGGCGAGGTTCCCGGCGCCCTGGTCACGGTGTCAGAAATTGATGGCGAGTCCGCATAATTCGTGCGATCTTTTAGCAAGCTGAACAATAATCTGGAGAGACAGACATGAAAATTTTTGACAGTTATCAGCAGGCGGTGAAATTCGCCTTCCTGCTCGGCACCGGCCCGGAGACGCCGCAGATCTCGCACGAGCAGCAGGTGCGCATGGCGCTACGCGAGGCGGGCACCAACGTGCCGGCCGTGCTGCTCGACGCGCCGACCCTGCGCATGATCGGCCAGTTCGGCGCGGCCGTGCTGGGGGCGGTGGCGCTGGGCATGATGAGCACGGAAAGGGCGGTCCTGACCGCGCACTATTCGACCGACTGGGAAGAGCGGCGCACCGTGACGGCCTGGCTGCAGAACCACTACCACGTCCAGCTGTCGCATGTGGCGGGCAACCCGCAGCTGGTCGACCGGATCGTCTCGCGCCACTACATCGCCGAGCGCGACCGCGGCCAGGGCTGGACGGTCGAGGACATCGCCAGCGAATTCAAGATCGGCTACAACAAGCTGCACAAGGCGATCGCGCTGCTGGAAAAGCTCGACGGCGAGATCCACGAGAACGCGCTGGCGACGCTGGCGCAGCGCCTGGACCTGCCGATGCTGGAGGCCGAACATGCGTGACCTGGAGCGTTTGAGCAATGTTCCCGGCTTCTGGATCCTGATCGGGATCGTGGCCGTGATGATCGTCGGCGCCTGGCTGATCGACCGCTACCTGGAAAAGCAATACGACGGCTGGATCGACGATCTGGACCTGCGCCATGCCTTTCAACCCAGTCACCTGGAGGAAAGCGAAGCGGCGGCGATCGCCCGCATGCACCTGGAGCATCAAGAGCGCAACACCCATCAAACCGCAGTGCAATAACGATAAGGGAAACCATGGAAGCCATGAAAAGTGCAAGCATCCTCACCGCGCCGGCCTGCCTGGCGTGCGATGACTGTGGTGTCGTGACCGGCAATTCGGTGCTGCAGACGGCGTTCTGCCGCTGCCCCACCGGCCAGACCCTGCGCACGCCGGGCGCAGAGTCGGACCCGATCAACGACTTGGCCGTGATGATCGCCGCGCACGAGCCGCTGGGAAGCATCGTCAGCCTGCCGCCGATGAAGCAGCAATTCGTCTTCGGTGCCATCTGCATCGACGAGGCCGGCATGACCTACGCCGGCGCCAGGATCGAGGATGCGGGCCGCGCCTACCGCTCGCTGATGGCGGTGCTGCACGGGCAGGAACCGAACCCGGACGACCGCCCGCCGCGCTTCCCGTCGAAAGACCTGGCGGTGCAGGATCTCGGCTTGATGGTGGCGCGCCTGGCGCACGCGCTGGCGCTGCACAGCCCGAACGACCATATGCTGCGCAGCGCGACGACGATCCTGACGCGCCACGGCATGCAGTCCGGAGTCGACTACAAGGCGCTGCCCGAACTGCCGAAGATCGCCTGGCCGACACCGGAAAAGGTCGCCTTCAACACCGATCGCCGCGAAGACCCGCACAACATGAGCAACCGCCACAATGCCCTGAACCAGGGCCGGCGCCGCAGCGACCGCCAGGACTGATCTCCCTTCGGCGCCGCCGCGACCTGTTCGCCCGGCGCCGTTTTTTCGTCCACGAATTGCCACGCATCAGAACGCCCATCAAATTCATCTTGCAATATATGGCGTTATGGGTAATGATGATGTTCATGGGCGCAATCATGCGGTTCCATATAACCCGCGAGGTTCGAATCATGATTCTTGAATTGACGGTCGTGGTGGGCGTACCGGCCACCTTTCAGGGCATCCGTGTCTGGCGGCAGCGCCGCCAGGTCCGCTCCATGGGCATGGATGAACTGACGCAGAAGGCCACCGCGCTGTCGGCGCAAGGCAATTACGACAATCCTTATTCGCATGAGTTGCGGCGCCGCTGCATCCTCATGTGGAGCAAGTAGTTTCACAACCGCGCACGCAGATGCGCCTGACCGGAGAATGACAATGAAAAACCGCTACAAGATCACGCAAAAGGACGGCGACGGCAATGCTGAACCGGAAGTCGTTGCCGCCATCAGCGAAATCGCCGCGCTCGACCAGATCGCGCGCCGCGCCGGCCACACCAACTACGCAGCCGCCTGTGCTGCCGCCGGCCTGACGGTGGCGCAGGGGCTGGACCGCCTGACGATCGAACTGATCGGCGACGAAGGCGACTACATCCAGGGCATGATTAACGACGACATGGCGCTGGCCAAGCTGCTGCGCTTCGGCGACCTGGCGATGAACAGCGGCGTGGTCGACAACTACTGGATTTTCGGCACCGACAAGGGCGCGCGCGGCACCCAGGCGCGGCTGGAGCGCGGCCCGATTCCGCGCTGGCGGCGCGACAAGAGCGCGATGGGCGACCTGATGGAGCGCCTGCCGCTGTCGATTTTGCGCGACGACGAGGACGGCCAGGTAACGGTGCGAATCGAAGCCGAAGGCATGCTGGTCTACAACATCGCCCGCTATGCCGAACACCCAACCGTCGGCCACGCCATCCGCAAGGCGATGGTGCAGGCGGCGATCGACTTTCTGAACTGCGCCAAGGAGAGCCGCAATGCATGACGACACCCAAAGCCAGGCGCAAGGCGCCCCTGACCTCGACATCGACAAGCTGGAAGCACTGGCGCGCGCGGCAACGCCTGGACCGTGGGCCGAGGCAACGCGCGGTCCCAACAATATGCCTGTAATCGGCACGCGCGGCTTGATGCTGGCCCATGTGGTGACCGGCGAGGGCTTTCAGCCACAGGCTGACGCAAACGGAGCTTTCATCGCTGCGGCCAACCCTGCCACCGTTATCGCCCTGATCGAGCAGGCCCGCCGCGCCACTGCTCCCCATGCTGCCGAAGTGCAATCGGACCTGACAACCATGAACTGCCCGTCCTGCAATGGACATGGCCTGATCGGCGGGCACTCGGGACAGACTGCCGAAAGCTATCAGGAGCACGGAGAAGGCTGCGACGACTGCGACGGTCAAGGCAAGATCATCGTTTCGCGTAAAGACCTTGCGGAAGCCGCCCAGCCTGCCGCTGTGCCTGGAGGGGCAGTGCAGCATCCTCACAAGGAGTATGCCGACCGTCTGACCATTCCGGAACTGGTCGAGCGCCTGCGCGCTGACGCGGCGGGCGGTTCGGCCTGCGATGTATTCATGCTCGACCGCGCAGCCGACCTGCTGGAATCCCTCGCCACTCCTCCCGTAGCGGTAGGAGAAACCGAGCAGCAGGATCAGGCGAGCGAGTTCCCGCACGATTTTCGCAAATGGGATTTGAAGCGCGAAGATTACGTAGCACCGCAGCCTGTGGGCGCACTGGTGGCGATGCCCGAGCGCGCAGCGGCAGAAAAAGCGGTGTTCGATGCGTTGGCGGATATGCGGACGGAAATCAGTCTTGCGCTTGAGCGCCACGTTATTCGTATTGCTGCTCTCGCCACCCCTACCACCCAACAAGGGGGCGACCAATGAGCCTCGCAACCGGAGCGGAACTGACCGCCGACACGTTCAACGACTTCGTGCAGCGCCTGCGCCACCATGTGCGCGGCGAGGGTGTGGACTGGCACTACACGGCCGATCCGATGTTCACTGTGCAGGCGCGCCGGATCATCTTCGGCATCGACTGTGCCTATACGGACAAGCTGGCCGTCTACGTTGACGAAAGTATGTATTTCAGTCCGCAGGAATACTGGGACGATAACGAGGGCATGCGCGAAGAACTCGACGCCCTTGGTAAAGACACAGCCGACGGCCCGTTCCTGACGCTCAGCGCCGATGTGCAATGGGACATCCTCGGCGAGCTGCGCGAGCACACCGTTTCGGGCTGGGACGAGCGCTGGGAGTTCGTCAACGCGCATTTCACGAAGGAGGCCGCTGAGGCATTCATCAAGCGCAAGAAGCATGACTACCGCGACGGTCTGCGCGTCTATGTCGAGGCGCAGGTCTACAGCTGGGAATTCAACGCTATCGTCAACGGCCTGCTGGACGGCCAGATCACTTTTTCGCCGAAGGACTGACACCATGACCAACAAACCTACCCCCGAAGGGGAAACCTCCGCCTCGCAGCCATCGTCTGCATTGCACCGCTTTGACGTTACGGGCCGCTGCATCGACTGCGACACGCACGAGAGCTACAACGGCGCGCGGCTGACCTGCCCGAACGCGCCGCGCCCTAAGCCATCCCCAGCGCGTAGCGACAGGATGGAGGCCGAACGCCCCGTAAAAATAGGCTACCGGAAGGCTTACGTGAACGGCGTAGAAGCATACCTTGAAGGCGAGCGCACCGAATGCAATCACCGCCCCGACACCGAGTCCTATTACTGGTTCCATCGCGGCTTTGACGACACGCGAAAGTTGTTCGCCGCCTCTACTCCTCCCGCATCGGATGCCCAAGAGCGCGCGCTGAAGGCGGTAACGGTAAATCTTGGCTTGGCCGAAATGACGTGCGAGCAGTTGAAGGCCCGGCTTGAGCAGGCGAACGAGCACATCCTGCGACTGGAGGCAGAGCGCGCCCCGAGCGGCGAAGAGATCAAGCCGTGGCAAGAGCGCATTGTGGACGGCATGTTCCGCGACCCGAACACGCCCGGCTATGCCTTGACCGGGGCCAGCGCCGCACTTGGTGCTCGCGACGCCGAAATCGCCGACCTTCGCGCAGCACTCGCCCGCCGCGCTACCGCAGGCACTACTGCACCGGCCCTGACCGACTCGGCAATCATCGGCGCGTTTGCTGATGAGGAAGTGTCTTGCACGATCCCCCAAGCCCTGTGCATCGGTCGCGCTATCGAGGCAAAAGTCGTTGCAGGCACTACTGCTGCCCCGAGCAGCGACGATCTCAACTTCGGAAAATTGAGGATCGCAAATCAAGTCATCATCCGGCAGGCCGAGGAAATCGAAAAGCTGCGCGCTACCGCAGGCAATGCCGCACCGACCGACCTGACAACGGCAGAGTGCCCTACATGCAAGGGCGAAGGCTGGGTATTTTCGCAAGGTCGCCACGGCCCGACCATCGGATGCGACGACTGCGACGGGCAAGGCCGCCTCATCGTATCGCGCAAAGACATGGACGATCTCGCCACCAGTGCCGCTGCACCGGGCGATCTGCCGCCGCTGCCGAATGCTAGGCGCTTCGTACATGGCTACTCCGAAAGCGACATGCGCGAATACGGCAGAGCATGTATCGCCAGCAATGCCGGGGCAGCGCCGGCCTGCCGACATTGCGACGGTCACGGCTCCTACGAGCACAAAGGTTCAGTGGTGGACTGCCGCGTTTGTGGAGGCACAGGCACTCTTGCCGCCCCTTCTGAAACTTCGCCGGTAGGCGCCACACAGGAGAAAGAATAAATGCGGAACATGCGAAACATAAGCTTTGAAACCGCCGTGCTGATGAGTACGGTTCTGCTGGGCGCCAATAGCCATGTACGGCGCGACGCCGCGCGCACCGCGACGGTCACGCCGCCGACGCCCCGGCAATTGGCTATCCGCGAGCGCGACGAATGGAACAAGCAGGTCGAGGCCAAGAAAGCGGCAAAGCGCGCAGCCAAAGTTTCGGATTCATCGCCAGTAGGCGCAGAAAGGAAAGAACTGTGAGCACCGAAGACAAGCCCGAGCGCGTCATCCTCATTACCGGCGGCGCGGACAACGGCGCCGAGATCGCGCGCATGCTGGCCGGCAAGGTAGGGGCCGAGCAGTACGAGGTGCTGACTCGTAGCGAGGCAGGTGAACGTGGGCTGCTGTATCACGATCAAGGCGAGCTGTCGCCGGAAGATCGCCGGCGCGTCTACATGACCAACGCCGCACCTGCGATCCGGCCGCGCCCCAACACCGAGCGCGACGCCTGGAATGCCGCTGTCGATGCAAGGAAAGCCGCCAAGCGCGGCAGAAAGGCAGCAGCATGAGCGCCGTCGAGCAGTACCGGGTAGGCTTTGAGGCGTGGTTGATTAGCAAGGACCTGCCCACCATTCGGCTCGATACCGGGCACTACATCGGTGCAATCGAGTTGCGCTGGCAGGGCTGGTGCGCAGCCATGCAGCAGCGCGAAGCCAGCACCGAGCCGAGCGCGATCCATGATGCAGCACTCGAAATTGCGGCCACGATTGCCGAGAACTACGGTCCAAGCCGCCCGATTGTAACCATGAACCCAAGCGCCACCATTACTGGCCGCTGGTTTGGCGAACAGGCTGCAAGCGAAAACATCGCCGCCGAAATCCGCCGTCGCAAGGCCGGGGCCGGTGCGCTGCCAGATGATGCGAAAGATGCGGCACGGTATCGGTTCCTGCGCGAGGCGAAGTGGTTCAAGGAGGGATTCGCCAAGACCGAGCCGCAGGCAAGCGCGTTCCACTACATCGGCGAACTGCTCGACAGCAAAATCGACGCTGCTATTGAAGCTCACAAAATAACCGGGAGCGGGAAGTGAAGCCGCGCGAGTGCTGCCACGGCAATTGCCAGCAGGGCCGAACATGCCCTGTCCGCATCGAGCGTCGCCAGCAGGAGCGCCGCACCTGGCGCAGCCTGATCGCGGTGATGTTCGCCAGCGTGCCGACCGGGCGCCGCCGCGGCGAACGCCGCAAAACCGAAAAGGAGGCATGAATGGCAGGACAACCCGGCCCGAAGATGGCCAAGGCAATGCGCCTGCTGGGCAGCATGACGCCGTATGCCGCCGCCAAGCAGGTGGGCGTCGACTTGGCGACGATGTACAAGAGCCGCCTGTACAAGCTGCACATGGCAGGCAAGCACGAGGAACTGGAGCGCGAACTATTGGTGATCGAACAACGCGCGCAAAGAAACAGCGGATGTAAGACCCAAATTGCTGATTGACAGCATTAATTCCTACAAGCATCATCCCTACTGTTCCGGTAGGAAATATAGACAGAAGCCCGGTTCGCCGGGCTTTTTTCTTGTCGGGCTTGTCTGTCTCCATGCGCCACCCGGCGCAACTCCGGCCCGGCTGCCC